TTAAATGATAACCTCTTCGCCCCCATTGGCTTGGTTATCGTTGATGAGTGCCATCACATTGCTTCTGAAGTGTTTGTGCAAGCGCTACCCAAAGTTACGACAAGGCACATGCTTGGACTGTCGGCAACGCCCGAACGAAAGGACAAGTTGATGTTCGCCATTCACTGGTTCCTGGGTCCGTTGCTGTACAAGTCGGACACGGGCGATTCCGTAGACACGCAGGTAAAGGTGGAGATGTACGAATATGAGAACAACGACCCCGAGTTCAATGAGATCGTGGTGTCGTCACAGGGCATGGTGTCGGTACCCATCATGGTCAACAAGCTGGCGAACTGCGAGGACCGCACTCGCTGGCTGGTCCGTATTCTGACCGATGTTCTGGAGGAGGGGCGACAGGTGCTGGTGTTGTCGGACCGAGTGCAGCACTGCAAGGACATTCTCGACGGCCTGCCCCCCGACATCAAGGATCAGGCCTGTATTCTGAGTCAGGCGGTCAAGTCGGATGTGCGAACCGAGTACTGCAAGACCAAGACGATTCTGATTGCAACCTACAGCATGTGCAAGGAGGGCTTCGATGTCCCATCCTTGAATACACTGGTAATGGCTACGCCGAGACCCGACATTGACCAGATCGTTGGTCGCATCCTGCGAGTAGAGAAAGCTGGGCGCGCTGTGCATCCGCTTATTGTGGACATCGTGGATCCACAGTTCAAGCGTCAGTTTGGAGCTCGGAATACTCTGTATAAGAAGCGGCAGTACTGCGTGGCCAGGATGGTCATGCCGTCTTTACCATCTGCGCAACCGAAGGAGTTGTCGGCAGCGTCATCTTCGGCCCAGGTGTCCGAGGAGGAGGACTGAGGGGCGCCATACCGCCCCCCAACTCGTGAGCTGAGTCCACGAACACTTCAATCTTGTTCAGTCCATTGGTCTCCTCGGGCTTGGAGATATCGCTGTAATCCTTCATCCTCTGGGCAAACGCATGTGCGACAGACGTGGGGATAGGCGGACTCAGTTCGGCCAGACGATCGTACTGGTCCTTCACATACTTCAAGAAATCACCTGGCTGCATGCGCTCATCTCGGGGCAAGCGCAGTTCCACGTTGATGAAGCGGTACAATTTTGCATAGTGAATAGCCGACATGCGATGTCCTTCCGACCGCTTGGCCCACGCAAAGTAAGTTCCAATCGTGTTCAGAACGCCAATCACAAGCGAGCCCACGCCTAACGCAGTGGCCGCCAACTGGTGATCCGCGAACAGGCTTGACGAGCCCGCGTTCAGGAAGGCAACCGCACCCGACCCCACAATCACGGGGAGGTCAATGTACACCTTGCGGCGAGTAAAGATGCTCTCGGCCTTCTTGTGCATGATAGCCAAGCCGTTGGACTTCTCACCCGTCTGCGCAAAGTACTCCTCCAGAACCACCGTCCAACTAATGCGCTCAGCAATCTGCAGAGTGGTTCCTGACTCTCCCATTTTGTTTTTAAACGCAGAGAACAATGTTGTGGCCGCCTAAGTACTATCGTGGCTTGTCCACGCGGAGGAAGAGCCAGCGTCATCGCGAACTAACCCGCAGGGCTCGTATGTCGTGGAAGAACCCTGCTGCGTACCGCCCGTTTGCGACAGACCGCGGAACGAAGCGCCACCCATCCTCGTATTCGTCTCGCTTCCACACCAGGTACCCTGGTGTCGTTGGTTTGCCTGCGATCGCCAAGGCCACGCATGTGCCGCTGAGTGTGTTGACCAAGGTCTACAACCGTGGAATGGCCGCGTGGCGCACGGGTCATCGTCCAGGTGCGTCTCAGCAAGCATGGGGCATGGCGCGAGTTCACTCATTTGTTCTGCACGGCAAGACGTGGAGAACTGCCGATAAAGATTTAGCGGGAAAGTCATAATGAAACGGTTCAGGGCCACCACGGAGGAAAACGCTCTCTTGAGGCGCTTCAATAACGTGACTCCGTCGACTGCAAAGTACAGCGAGACCTTCACGGCGTCTCAACAGCTCAGCGTCCTCGGTAACGCAGCATTCAACTTTGGTACCAATCCGTTCACGGTTGAACTTTGGGTCTATCCGACCACAATTGGCCTGGTCAATTACGACCTTGTCGACAGCGACAATGGGTCTACGTACTTTACAATTGGCATTGTCGGACAAGCAGGAGGCGGTGCGCTGCGCCTTATCGTCAACAATGGAATGGGTGGCAACACGACTGGACTGTCTGCAGTAGTCCTTACGACAAACACATGGTACCACATTGCCATGATGCGCAGTGGAGACTCTGCATCGCTGTTTGTGAATGGAACCTGTGTTCTTACGGTGGCTGGTCTGGCTGCGTACTCCATTGGCACGAGCACTCTGCCGTGGTATATCAGCGGCAATTCAACCAGTGGTGGACAGGCAAACCGCTTTGTCGGAAGTCTTACCAATGTACGCATCGTCTCGGGGCAAGATGTGTACGCATTCGGAACCACGGTCGGGATTCAGTATTTCATCGTGCCCACTGCCCCGCTGTCGGTGATCCGAGGAACTCAGCTGCTTTTGCAGGGGCTTGTGGATGTTGGACCTAACGCATTCACTGTGACCAATACGGGCAGTGTCACCACGGCAAGCACGCCGTCTCCCTTCGCGTAAGCATTCAAAACATCTCCTTACTTCATAACAATGCAGCAGCAGTACGACTACAACGGGGTACTCGTCAACAAGAGTCAACCCACGAAGGTCCTTCGTAAGGTGACAAAGATCTTGACGATCGATTCCAACGACCGCGACCCTGCGCTTTATGTCAAGACCAATGGTGGCGCTGCTGTTTCGGATGCGGGCGACTATGTGGTCTACTTGCCCCGTGTGTACGAGCGGGTGACAAAGATCGCACTCAAGGCGGCCATGGTGCAGGCGCCCGTTGTTCTGTCCACATCCGCCACGACCATCGGGTTTCAGCCAACGGACAGCTACATCCTTCTGGGTCTCGAGGGACTGAATCGCAAGGACGAGACCGCACCTGGTGCAGATCGGTCTGGATATGTCGACTCGTGGTTCGCGAAGCTTGCGAATGACGTGGGTGTTGCGCAGGCAGGTTCCACGATTGCAGGTGCGCAGTCCAGCGGTTCGGTCGTTACCTACACCACCGCCATCACCCACGGGTTCTTCGTGGGACAGACAGTGTGTATCACGGGGTGCTCGGCCGCGGCTGCCAACCTTGCCTTTGTGCAGATTGCGTCGGTTCCGTCGACGACAACCTTCACCGTGACCAGCACGGCGACATTCAATTCCAACAACCTGCTCACAACGGGTGGGTCGGCCTTTATCCCGGGGACGCTGTTCTACAATGACGCAACCTACGACGAGCAGCATGTGGAGTTCACGCCTCCGATCAGCCGTCTGCAGCGCCTTCACATCACGCTGCGTCGTCACACTCCGTTTGGTGGTATCACCTCCACGACTCCTCTGACAGCACCGATTACATTCGGAGCCTCTCAGAACAGCTTTACCTTTGAGATTGAATACCTCGACAATGGGTTTGACGACTTCTCGACGATGCAGACGCGCCTCATGCCTACTGACCGCGCATAGACTTGCCCAGCATCACAAAGGTATCAAAGGTGAACAAGAACATGACACCTGTCAGGATGTATAAAAACATGTCGTGATGGGAGTTCGGCTCGTACCCCGTCTTGTTCTGCTCGACCATGGCCAGGATCTTATCCATCTTGGCCTTCATATCGTCACCCCCGACCGTGAAGGACTCGCGAGCGGCAAGTGTGGGCCGAGGCGGTGCCGTTGGGATCGGCTTGAAATTGGATGTCTCGGTGTTCGTGTCTAGCGGCAGAACCGACGTAAGATCGGCCACTGCCTTTGCGGCAGCCGTGTTTACCTGGCGCTTAGGCTCTGCATGTACATCCGACTTACCCTCCTTGACCGTCGTCCGAGCCTTGAAATCGCCCCCATCGGGATATGCGTCCTCGAGCAAGGTATAGTCCATACCACACTTGTTCTTGGGCGGGCAGAAAAATATAGAGGGTTTGTAGTAAAATGCGTCTCTCTGGAACCAATGAACTCTATGTCGTCGTCGCGCTTGCCGTGCTGAGTGTCGTTGCGCCCAAGATGATCAAGCCACTGACGGGCGGACTGGTCGGTCGCGCGGTGGCCACGGCGCTTGCGGCGTACCTGGCTCTCTACGTCAGCGTCCCCGTTGCCCTCTTCTGGACCATCGCGGTGCACGCGTCCATGTGCCAGTGCAGCGGCGGCACGGAGTACATGTGCGACGCCACGAAGACGTCCCAGGCGGATTGCGAGTCGGCGACGAACGGTGGTCACTGGGATTCGAAGGCGAACAAGTGCTCCTGTGCGCCGAGCAAGTAAATTCCCACTCCTAGACAATGATTGACATTCTTGAGAACCACAAGCTCTTTTTGGGGATCATGTTGATTCTCGTCAATGTGGGGTCGCGCCACTTTATTGACGAGCTGAGTGACGACCCGAAGGTCTATGAGCGCAACATCCTCCTCCGACGCATCGCAATCTTTGCAGTGTGCTTCGTCGGCACGAGAGATCTGGTGTATTCCCTGCTATTGACGGCTGGGTTCATTATCATCGCGTCTGGCATGTCAAGCCGTAGCCGCGAGGGCTTCGAGGAAGTGAAGAAGGAGAAGATGTGTGGGGCCCACGACAAGGACCCGCCGCTGTTCCATCATGACTAAAATGGATTCATGAAGCCTCACTCATGGAGACTACCATGGATATCCACGCCCTCTTCCTTCGCGAACGCCCCGACGGCACTAGTCTCTTTGATCTCTTCCTAACGGAATGCCAAAAGTGGTACGATCAGCCTGCCCATACCTTCACCGAGATGCGCACTCGTGACAACAAGAAGGTTCGTGGCGATGTATTCGAGGAGTTCTGCGTCAAGTACCTGAAACATGTCCGCAAGTTGAAGAACGTCTGGCTGCTGAAAGATGTACCTGACGAGCTGCTGACTCAACTAAGCCTCAAACGCCCGGATGTCGGAATCGATATCGTGGCGGAGAGTGATGGCAAGTACTATGCGATTCAGTGCAAGTACAAGAAGCACGTGTCCCACAAGAAAAACGTAGTGACATGGAAGCAACTGTCAACCTTCTACGCGCTGGTGCTGCGAACGGGACCCTGGGCACAGTACATCGTCATGACAAACTGTGACTACTGTCGGCATATGGGGAAGAAGACGGCGAAGGATGTATCGATTTGCTTGAGGACGTTTCAGAACGTTACTCAGGAACAGTGGGTACAGATGTGTGAGCTTCGTATGTCTGAACCCACTGTTCCGCAAGTCGCACTAACGCCTCAGCAGCTCCGCGAAGCTCGGCTTGCTCGTTTCTCATCTCAATCCGCTGCTGGAGGTGGCTCACCCGCTCCCTGAGTCCACGCACTTGTGCATCCTTGTCGTGGTATTGGTCTGGCCGACGCCGACGAAACAAGTAGAACATCGAAGGAGTCGCATCTCCAAGGGCTGCAAGATCCTTCTGAGCCCTAGCGAGTTGGACTTCAAGTGTGGGCATTTTTATTATTGTCCGTTGGATGGGTTGAGTCCGTTTTCAGCGACGACGGGCCGTGAGGGCCCTTGTGGACCGTGTCTTGCGGGTTCCACGACGACGACGCGTTCCTCCCCGCTTACCCTTGTGCTTCCGTGTATGGTGTCCACGAACATGAGCATAAATCTTTTCCGCTGCCCTCTGTTCCTTTAGCTCTGACTGGAGAGCCGCCTCTGCACGCTCTTGTTCCGCCTCTTGAGCCTTCTTCCGCGCCTCCTTCTGCTCATGCGTCAGCGCTGCCTCCGATGCCTTTGCCTTTGCAGCCAACTCCTTCCGAGACTCCTTGGAAAAATGTATGATGGTTCCAGGCATTTATATTGGACGCAGAATTAAAGCTTAATCACCACGCTGTTCTTCCCCGTGGAACCAGGCTTGTTGTTCGCCTTCTTCGGGGCGGGTGCCACAGTCTGCTTGATGTCCTTCAGGAGTTCATCGATCGACGGCGGCGGGCGCATCTCGGGGGCGGGCTGCTGCGAGGGCATCGGCGGCATCGCAGGGGTCTTGCGGACTCCGATCCGTACGGGCTTGGTCTCCTGCGGTTGGCGGGGGATCATGTTCGGCGGGGGCGGCGGGGGCACAGTCTGCTGCATAAAGCTCATGAGACCCGACAGAGGATTGGACGGCTGCTGGGCCTGCGAGGGCTGGGCACGCATCTGCTGGGTCTGGTTCTGCATGGCAGCCGCGGCCAGCGAACGGGCAATGTCGGGGTTCTGACGCATGATGTCGTCAATGTTCGGGATGGGCGCCTTGCGAGCCATCTGGTTGGTCAGGTGGACCATGTAGATCATCATGCACGTGCGCAGAGGAATGCGGACCATCGGGTGCATCTTCAGGTTCTCACCATATAGGTCGTAGAGCTCCTCAAAGTCATCCTCTAGGTCAGCCACATTCATCTGTGCCGCCTCCGACAGACCATCGAGCTGCAGACCAAACGCCTTCATCATGGCAATGTTCTTGGATCCATACTCCATACCACTCATGCCCGTGACGAACCACTCGGAGAACTGCTTGATGGTTGCGTCCATGGACTTCTCACGCTTGATGAACTCCAGCTCCATCTTCATCTCCTCGATGGACGAGTCCATGGTGAAGCGCTTGCGCATCGGGACGCCCATCTTGGACAGACGCTCAAACTTGCGCAGAATCTCGTACTTCTCCTTGAGGATGGCATCGTCGGACACGCGCTTGACCTGCGGAGAATACGGCTCGGCATTGAAGTTGCGCATGCCATTCACCACCTCGGGGCCCGTGTTCTCGAAGGAGGGCACCAGGTTCGGGGCAGGAGGGGCCGCAGGTCCAGAAGATCCGCCACCAAACTCCTCGAAATTGAGCGTAGGCAGATCGATGGTTTCGATGTTGGCCATGCCACCACTCACCATGCTGGGATTTACGAGGAGGTCTGTCTCCATTTACTTCTCTCACGGGTCTGTTTCGTAAGCTTGGAACGCAAGTCTTGCCTACAAAACAATGAAGACTCGGCGCGCATTCAAGAAACATCGGTTGATGTCTCGTAAATATTGCAAGGAGACGCCCTGCCGCCGCATGGGGTTCACGCAAAAGGCCAGTTGCCGTCCGTATAAGAACTGCTACACCCACAGGAAGTGATTTAGGACGTGTGCTCCAGACACCACAAACCCTGCAGGAATGAATCTGCAAGATCGTCCTTCTTCGGATGCTTGGCAAAATGTTCCTGCCACACCTGAGGCACGAGTGCGCGAGCATGCGTTATGCCTGTCGTTTTGCGTCCTTTATAGCTTGCAGTTGAATCATCCACTGTCACAATGTTCGACAGCTTGTGAGTCGCTGAGACCCCCTGGACTCGAAATCCTCGGCAGCAAAAGTACATCTGGAGCATTGCCTGGACTCCGAACATTCGACGGTCCATTTGGTTCTCCACGCACACCAGGTCCGCCCCTGCCCACGAAGACGCCCGAGCATCCAGGCTCGCGATGATCGACGGTGCCAGGTCCAACACAGACCCCTGGATAGCCGAGGACACGCACTTCTTCCACGTGTTCTGCTTGTGGTGGTTGTAGAGCAGCTTGACCAAATCCGCTTTCGTGGTTGCCTCTGTCGTCAACCCTGCTGCCGCGAGCTGCTCGTGAAGCTGATTCGGAGTCAACTTGGTCAGCTCCTTCTTGGTCGGCGCCTTCTTCTTGCGGGGCGCGTGCTTGGAACATGCGAAGGTTCCATTAGACGCGTGCTCGTACCGCGCCGCCGTGGCGCACTGATGACATCTTGGGGCACCGACACCTGCCCGTTCCCCAAGGACGTCAATGATATTCCAGTCTGTGATTCGGACGTCGGTGCGTGATGTGCCCTCGAGGACACAGTAGGCGAGGTTCCTCAGTCCTGGATCCAGACTAACTACCTTCATTGATATTTATGGACGGGTTTGTATAAATGCCGTGTGACTGCACCAAGTACAAGGATCCAGCGCCGATCAGGCTGTCGTGGATACGGCGCCCACCACCTCCTCAGCCGCCGCCCACGCCTACGCAGTCGCCTTCAGCAGCGAAATGAGCGTGGGTTTGGCATCCGTCTTGCTAAAGGGAAGACCGCGCTTGCTGAGCATGTCCTGCAGCTCCTTCTTGGTCTTACCCTGAAGCGCGTCCACATCGATCGGGGCGGGCGGGCCATCCACAACCTCGGCGGCCGTGTCCTCGACCGAGGCACGATCATCCTCGTCCTCCTCGTCGGCGGGCGTAGGAGCAGGCGCGGGAGTGGCCTCGGGTTCGGGTTCAGCGGGGACCGAACTGTCCATAGCGTGCGTGATGTCGCCAATCGCCATGAGCACAGAGTTCATGTTCTGGAAGAGGCGCGTCTGCTGCCAGTACAGCCAACCCACCATGCCCGCAAGGACAAAGACCATGGACGCAAGAAGCGCGACAGCAGCGTGAAGGAGCTCCATTTGATGTGAACGCAAGACGCGATTCCTCTCAGGAGAAACGAAGAATCTTGCTACACCATAAATGAAGACCCTCTACTTGGTCGCAGGCTTATTGGTTGCGGCCTTGCTGCTGCGTATGTACTTCAATGGAGTCGACAAGTTCACACTGCAGGGAGACTACTGGGATGTCCCTGGAGGCACACCTCATGTGCGGGAGGAGATCCTGCACAAGACGGGCGCTGGCAATTACGACTTTGTGTACCACGATTCGCCGTACACACTAAATTAAGTATTGCGTTTCAATAAATGCCTGCGAAGCACACAGTCTACTTCGAGTTTAAGGTGCGAGGAGACCCGACAGCAGAACAGAAGAAGGTTTTTGTAGATTGGTTCAAGAGCAGGCTCGGAAAGAAGTTGACGGTGCTGTACCACGCGAACAATACATTTAGTGTTCGGGGTCCTACGGATGACGACGAAGCATTGACCAAAGCCGACTGTCAGGTGGTTCTTGACAATATACTTGATCACCACAAGATCCTTGAGGACCTCCCGTTTTCTGGGGTTGAAAACTTTAAGACTACGACAAGCGCTAAGCTGCGCGGGAAGAAGGGAGGCTCTCGTCGTCGTCGCAGGTCCCGTCGTGGTACGATGCGCCGTTAGAACTCGTCGTCCAACCGCAGTTCATCCCGAGTGGTCGTGATGGCCCGCGAGTAATCCGACACCTTCTTCTCGAAGAAGTTGGTCTTGCCCTCCAAGCTGATCAAGTCCATGAAATCAAACGGATTCTGCGCACCAAAGATCTTCGGAGTGCCCAACTGGACCGCCAATCGATCCGCCACGAACTCAATGTACTGCGACATCATCTTGGCATTCATGCCGATGAGCGAGCAGGACAGCGCGTCGCAAATGAACTCCTTCTCCAGTTCCACCGCGTGCTTGATGATCTGGTGGACGGCATCCTCGGAGATCTTGGTCTCCAGCGTGTGGAACAGGGCCACGGCGAACTGGGTGTGGAGTCCCTCGTCGCGCGAGATGAGCTCATTCGAGAAGGTCAGACCCGGGAGGAGACCGCGCTTCTTCAGCCAGAAGATTGAGCAGAATGCACCCGAGAAGAAGATGCCCTCCACGCAAGCAAAGCCCACTAGACGCGTGGCAAAGGACTTGTCAGACCCCATCCAAGTCAGGGCCCACTCCGCCTTCTTTTCAATGCAGGGGATGGTGGTGATTGCATTGAACAGCTTGGCCTTCTCCTCCTGATCCTTGACGTAAGTGTCGATCAACAGAGAGTATGTCTCCGAGTGGATTCCCTCCATCGCGTTCTGGAAGGAATAGAACAGCTTGACCACCTGCGAGCTGACCTCGCCCTGAAACCGCGTGACAAGATTCTCCATGACGATTCCGTCCGACCCTGCAAAGAAGGCCAACACGCGGCCGATGAAGTGCTTCTCGGCGTCTGACAGCTTGGCCCAGTCACTAATGTCCTTGGAAAAGTCAATCTCGTCGGGGGTCCAAAAGACCGCGACGCTCTGCTTGTACATGCGATACAGGTGCTGCTCGGACGACTTAATCGGGAACAGTGTAAACGCCATTATACCTAGACGGCGATTATTGCCTAAACGAAAAGTTGTGGAGACTACATAATGAGTAGCACCTCGAACGTGCAGGCATACCTGACCTCGGTCTTTCGGCCTGTCTACACCTACACTCCAGCCACATCCAACTTCACGACTCAGCTCGACATTTCCAATGTAAACACTGTGACCGCAAACACGCTGATTGCCTATCGCGCAGACATCTCTGACTCCAACAGCAATGTATTCGTTGGAACGGGTGCGGGTGTGAATTTCCTGAACCTGCAGAACTCTTCGAACAATACGGCACTGGGGTTCAATGCGGGTAGCCAGATCTCTAACTCATACGATGTCATTACGATTGGATATACAGCTGGCCAGAACATTTCCAACACGACCAACACCATCCTCCTCGGAAACAACCTCGGCGGAAACACGAATGCGCTCGTGAATTCGATCTGGATTGATCCGTTGGGCGGAACAGGTGCAGGCACGGCCTCTTGCAACACAATTGCCATCGGTGCAGGCACAGGTCTTGTGGGCAGCTGCAACATCTGGATCGGGACGGCGGCAGGTGCTCAGAACACGGGATCCAACAACATTACCATTGGTCACTCGATCCTCCCAGCGACTGTGCCGACAAACTACTACATGCAGATGGGATGGACTTCGAACATTGTTATGGCCGCTGACCTCTCTCAGAACACCATGTCCATTGGAAAAGGTGATACCAGCATGTCGTACATTGACGGAAATGGTCGCGTACCCAACCTGGTCTTGGATGTATCGGGATCTGGACGCTTCGGAGGTGGTCTCGCCCTTGGAGTGGATCCTGGGCAATATACCTTGGATGTCAACGGTACGTTCCGCGTTGACGATGGACATGGAGCAATCTACTACCAAAGCGATGTCAAGGGATATCCTCGCTTTAGCACATCGGGCTTTATCCGTGGAAAACGGGGTCTGTCTTCCACGGAGGGTGTATCGGGAGCAGCGGGTACGCCGTTCATGGCGGGCAATCCGAATGTGGCAATTGCCCTCTGCGTCGGCGTGTCCATCATTGCCGTGTCAGACGACGCCCTGATGGTGTTTTGGAGTGGAACTGGAGCTCCTGTTACACTCAGTGCGAATAGCGCTGGCCACATCAACGTGTCGTCGCCGCCAAACATCAGCAGCACTCTGACCAATACACCGTTCACAGTCTCGTTCTTCCCCTTGGCAGATCCCACTCTATACGCCGCGGGCACTGGTATTTAGTTTGTCCACCATCTTGCGGATTGACACAGTAGACACGCCCGATGCCGCCGACACATCGGCCAGCCGCCCCTTCAGGACATGGGAGACCACGCCCGACACAATGGTCTTGGGCGTGTGCTCCATCTCGGGGAGCTGGGTGATAAGCAGAAGAATCTGGGTCCGCTCACTCTCGGTCACGCTCATCTCTGCACAGATCCTCTCAGCGATTCCCAGCTGTGTGTTCAAGACGGACGACACCTCGGACTCGAACCTTGCCAGTCCCTTGCACAGGGCGCGAATCGACACGCGGAAGAGATCGGCCACTTCCTCGTGCGTCCGAGTTGCATTGTGTTGACGACATGCCACAAACACGGATCCAGCCATCAGGGCTCGACGAGACTCGCCGCGGGTCTTGCGCGCATCCTCGATCCGCTTGAAGGTCGCACATGCATCCTGAATGATGGCCTTGGGAAGTCCGATGCGAGCACAGGCGGCCTGAATCGCATCAAAGATTCCCATCCACGAACGTTCGCCGTGACTCGACAGAGACCACGACGACAGCTTGCCAATCGACTTGGACTCATCGGATTGTCCAGGTGTCCGCTTTCGCATCATCATGGATCCGTACGACGCTTCAGGTAGGAGATCGTTGATCACGCCACCCGTACGAGATGGATTGCCCTCCGTCTCCGCGTAGATCCTCCATTCGGCGGATTCGTCAATGTGGCTGCCGAGGATTGTTCCGCAGCAGCAACAGACTTTCTGTCCCTCCTCCAACTCAGTGTCAGGGTGTTCACAGTTCATGAGATGTGTACGTGTTTGGAACAAAAAGTCCATTTTCAAGAACGGTACATGCTGTTCATTGCGGTCGGGTCATATACCATGGGCCTATATGTGGTGAGCAAGGGTGGGCGGTGAGAGGCACGCTGTTGAGTCCGCAGCCACGACACCAATAAATACTTGTCGTCGTTTACGGGCCACACCAGAAACCCAGATTCAGTCAGCGTCTTGGTCAGGTACTCTCGCGCCTCTGACACCTGGAACAGCGGATATCCAAATACAAAGTTGGGAACTTCAAACACGACATAGGGTGCATTCGTATTGTGGATCGCCTGAGTGCGAATCTTCGCGTAGAGCTGGGCAAGAACGGGACGCATGGCGGACATTCTCCGCTCCCTGCGTTCCTCTTGCTCGTCCCATACATCACGGGCTTTCAGCATCCTTGCCTTGTCTACACACTATGTTCCGCTCAATTGCACTCGGCGGCGGGGGTGTTCGTGGAGCACTTCACATTGGTGGGTTGCGTGCACTGGCAGAACGACAACCGTTGGTATTCCCTGACGGAATCTACGGGTGTTCCGTCGGGTCCATTATTGCAACATGTCTGGCGTTTGGGTTGAATGTCGACCAGATGGAGTCCATGCTGAGTACTGAGTTTGTCTTGTCCAACTTTATCCCACCTCTGTCCTTGTCGGCCCTGATGTCGTTTCAGTCCAAGAAGGGCATGTTCTCGATGGACATGCTCGAGAATGCGCTCTTGACTTCCTTTGCTCGATTCGGAATTGACCTTCGAGGAAAGATGATTGCAGATGCGCCGCAGAAGTTGTGGATTGTGGCTGCCAACCTGACGCGCAAGAATACCAGTCTACTTACTGGACAAATTCCATTGCTGGCCGCCATCAAAGCGTCGTCGTGTATTCCAGGCGTCTATCAGCCCCAGATCATCAACAACAATGTGTTCCTCGACGGAGGAGTGAAGTGTGACTGCATCGTTAGCGTGGTGCCCAAGGGAACCTTGGTCTTTCATATCGGATATGCGCAGGGACCGCTGTTTCCGTCTGCACTTGAAGCGATGGAGATTGGGGAGTTCTTCCGCAATGTCTATGCCAATGTTCGCGAGGGCCTGCGACCCAAGTACCCGAATGTGTTGGATTTTGAAGAGACCAAGCTGGGTCCTCTGTCAGATGTCACAGAGGAGGAGAAGACATACATGTTGACGACTGGATACGAACAGGCCTCACGCTTTTTCTCCAAACTGGGATACCAGAAACTGGTTGAGCGAAGCAGCAGTGACGCGCTGAGTGAAGTCCGTGATACCGTCTGAGGCCTCGAGTTTGATCGTCGGATATCCCTCGATGCCGTAGGCAGTGCACGTGGCTACATCCTCTTCGCAATTCACTGTCTTGCCGACAACCTTGGTCGTGCCGTATGTCGCAGGAAGGTGAAGCGCCTCCCATTCGGGCTTGGCCTTTTGCGAGTGACCGCACCAGTCCGTGTAGAAAAAGTACAGGGTCGCATTGCCCTCGAGCGTCTCCCGCAGAGCAGGGCGCAGGGTCGGCTTCCAATAGATATAGGTCAATACCACAATCAGGAGGAGGAAGGCCGACTCAAGCCAGTACATTGTTGAAAGAGACGAGAAATTCTACGCTGCTTTTCATACCAGCGGCGATAGGCCTCTTCTGCAGATACGTTCTCTTTCAGCTGCATCCACGCCACATCCGTGGTCATTCTCTCAGGCTCATAAGGACGCGGGTTCACGACGAACCATCGTCCTTGGTAGCGTAAAACAAATTCAGGCATTAACATAGTCTCTTTTGCTAAAGGTAAATGGAAGCAGTCGGTAAGGTGATTCTTGCCATTGTCCTCAATTACGGGGTCCATTACGCATCGATGGCGGCCCATAACTCGATGTGCATGCCGCACACTGTCCAGGAAGTTGCACAATCGCTGTTTCTCACCGCCAGTCCTGCATGTTCGACCCTTCTGACGATTGCTCAGCACACGCAGAATGGATACGCCGCTGCCGTGACCACAGGCGCTGTTACGCTGGTAACAGACGCACTGAAGGTCGCCGCTTAGACGCGCAGGCCACCACCCGGGAAGCCGACCAGCCCAGCGCCGATACCGAAGCCAGCGCCCGTGCGAGCCGAGGCCCCGACGCTCGGGGCGTAGATGTCGAGGATGGCGAAGGTGGCCGTCGCGACGAGGGCGATCATGCCAACCTCCGACACCTTGAGTGTCTTCCCAGGGAACACATACGCGGCGATGGCCACCGCGAGGCCCTCAAGCGCGTACTTAATGACGCGCATCAACAGATCCGACATATCCAGGCCAGGGGCGGCAGTAGGCTTCGGCTTAGACTCCATTTTATTCATTGGTCGCGAAAGAAATTCATCCAGACCCAGACCCGAGGAACAAACGGGTGCCAAGGACGACTGCGGCAATCGTCCAGACGAACCACCAGGAGATGTAGTTCGAGACATAGTACAGGACGACATAGAACACGATGGCATGGAGCAACGCACTCCACACGACACCTCCTGGGAGGCTCGGTACGATCACGCCAGGACAGAGCAGGAAGAACACGACTGCACAGGTGTAGAGATCGTACATTATATCCTCCAAAGGTATTTTCACGCTGGACGCCCATCAGACAAAATGCCTGCAACTGAGCTTCCCATCACCGAGGACGACGGCACCCGTATCGACTATTTAGATGAGGATCCCGAGGTCCCGAACCAGCGCTACTGCATCATCTCGTTCATCAGCCCCGAGAAGGTGATTCAGCAGAAGCAGGAGTTCTACTTCAAGGAGTTCGTGACGTGGATGGACTACCAGTGGAAGGTCAAGGGTCTCGAGCACCTCATGGCGTTCGTCTCCAAGAAGTACTCCATTAAGGTCGACGACCTCCTGAAGGACGCGGAGGAGTTCGTGAAGGTGCGCAATGAGGAGGTCAAGGCCACCGATGTGCACGAGGAGTACCAGGTGTTCATGCTCAAGCACGAGAAGGAGCTTCAGGAGAAGTTCGATTCAGCCGTGAACTTCCGCACGAACATCCGCGGCGTCAAGGTGCGTCGTTGCTTCCCGTCCGTGGAGGAGACGCAGATGTTCGCCAAGGTCCTTCAGCGCAAGTACCCGAAGGACAACCTGTACATCGGCAAGGTCGGATGCTGGCTGCCGTGGGACCCTTCGGAGCACCTGATGCCCGAGGTCGAGTACGCCGAGCGCGAGCTGAACGAGCTCATGCGCAAGTACAAGGAGAACGAGGTGAACAAGGACATGTTCTTTGCCGAGCAGCGCGACGAGTCCATCAAGAAGCAGAAGGAGGAGAATGAGCGTCGTCGCAAGGCGAATGCCATTGAGGCGGCTGGCGGCACGAATGCCGCATCCAATGCCGCGTCTGCGTCTGGGTCGGCTCAGTTGACGGACCTGAGTGTGCCCGTCCACCCCACGGAGGGCGTTATCCGCGAGTAAAGTCTTGGGGGTAAGTAATGAGTGGAACCGAGATTCGGGAATTGTCGGACATCAAGACGCCCGACCTCAAACTTACTCCTGAGCAGAGGAGGGATGTCTCTATGTTCATAACCTGCTGGACTATTCTCTTCATGTACATGGCAATCACACTCGGGCTCGGTGATCCGCAGGTAAGCAACATCGCAGAAGTTGGTGAGTATCTCAAGCTGTGCATCGGCCTTAAGACAGTGTCAAAGGGCGGGAAAAGGCGCCGCCAACGCGGAGGAGTTGACGAAGACGAAGAAGACAAAGCAATCGGAACTGCACTCGCGACGATCACTGCTAAACTGCCATCAAATGCAGTTGTCCTCAGGAAGAATATCCAATCAGTCAAGGGTCAGTTGGTGGAGGCAAGGAAGAAGGCTCTGGGCAAGTTCCAAGAAGGGCCCTCCATGGCAAATCGGTTAGTTCGACTGCTCGCATCGGCTGGAATTGCTTTCATGCCAATCGCGGATAAATTAATCAACTTAGGCCTCAGGTTGAAATCCGAACAATACAAGGCGTCAATGGCAGTTGCCGCAGTTACAGCTCCTGCCCAGATGGTTGCTACTGCATTGGGTGACGCGACACTGACAGCGGTGTACAATGGGGCGGTAGGTGCTGATATGGCATTCGCGGCTGTTGGAAAGGTTGGAGTTGAAGGTGCACAGGCAGCTGCGGAAGGTGTCGCGGGAACCTATAATTGGTTTGGAAAATCGGTCAAGAAAATCCAAGACAGCCCTGGAACTCGAGCTGAAGCCGAAAAGCAGGCAGCTGCCAAGGTGTTGAGTGATCTCGAGACCCTGAAAGGGTGGGCAGCTGTGGACGCAAACTTCGCTGATGTTGCGGACTACGAGAAGTACTTCAATTCGACAGCTGGTCTTCTCAGTCAACAGCCTCCTCAGGCACTTGAATCTGGAACCGATATAACAGCGAAGGATGAGACCGAAGGAGCCCAGATAGTCAAGAGTATCCGTGCAGAGCGAGAAAAGCGGGAACAGATGTCCGAGGCCGTGAATGTGCTCGCGGGGTTCAAGAACTTCATGTCACCCTTCAACACCTACATGTTCATGATGGCATACTTATTCAAGAATGACGCAATGACCTATATCAAATGGTCGAATGTGCTCGGAATGACGATTGCCGGTATTGTCGCAGAAGACCCTGTCACCGTTGTGCTCTGCATTACATGGGTGATGAGTGCGCTGGTTGGAGTCTCGTGGGTTGCGCGTCTCCTTGATGCACTGACGGCACAAGTTGAAGTCAAGACAAGCCTTGATATGGAGAAAGCCTCGGCGGAGGCGCTGCATTTGAAGTACTTAGAAGACGAACTGAGGACAGCCGAGAGGCTGGAGGCTCTTATTCCAGCCGCGCGCGCCGCACCGAGCAACGCCGCTGCCGCACCTGCCGCCCAAGGCGGTCGTCGTCGCTCTACTTCCCGCCGCCGTCGCCACCAGTCTTATTTACCCAAACGGACACGGCGTTCTTCTTCTGGACGGCGCCAGCGGTATAGTCGTCGGCGGCGAGAATAGCCGAATGGAATGGCTGATTGTTCGCCCACAAGGTTGAGTCGCACATCCTGAACGGCGGATGCTCGGCGGCCTTGTACCAGAACACCTGGTCCTCCAGCTTGTTGGAATTCACATTGTTGCAGATAACCAAGCACTCAAAGTTCTCGGTGCACTGGTCCATGAACGTACAGAACATCTCAAACGTCGGAAACATACCTGCGTAATTCTCGTAAATCCTACGACGATTACCTAGGATATTCTCGCGGAGAATGAAGACAAAATCCACGTTCGTGCGCAGATTGGGCGTGATACCCAGCGGATACTGCATAGTGATGATCGTCATCATGTCAATGTGACGACCGTTCATAAACACATATCGCGTGGACTCCTCCTTGATCCATGACGAATCATACAGACAGTCGTCCAGAATCAGGAAGGCGCGCGGGTCAATGTTCGACTGCCCTCCACCGCTAGTCTTGGCCGTGTTGCGCTTCTGTTTCATGGTCATCTGGCGCTTGATGACATTCATCACAATCTGCGGCGTATACTTGTCGTGAATGAACTTGGACGGCACCATGTGCTGAAAGAACTCGTTAGCCACCTCTGTGCCCGAGATCACTGTGCCCACCGGGAAGTCCTGTTGGCAATTGTAGAGGATGTCGCGCACCAAGAAGGACTTGCCCGTGTCCTTCTTTCCGATCACCACCATCATCGGACTCTTGCGAGAATCAATCTCGCATCGAGCCTTGATCATCCCAATGTCAAACTTCTTCAGCGAAAAGTTCATCTTGTGTTGTCCCGTGGAAAGAAAGTAGGCGTTCAGACCCAGTGTTTCATTCCTTCCATCTCAAGACAATGGTGAAGGAACTAAGGACCCAGTCTCTGGATTTAAAGCTGCATCGCTACCCGAAGCTGGATGGCACTCACTGGGATCTGACCCACATGCAGCCCTTCTTCCCTCCTCTGGAGACTCTGTTCAAGACGGAGAGGCTGTCCAACTTGTCGGAGTACGGTGTCAAGCTGCCCGAGGAAGTTGAGTCCGTAGTGGATGCGAGCAGTGTACGCACCACGAAGATTCGCACGACCCCCGTCCATCGGAAGACGACCATGGTCCTGAGCCCGTTCAAGACCATGAAGGGCGTGTATGCAGTGCCGTCGCTTCCGAAGCCAGCGGAGGTGGCCAAGGAGATGGAGGAGCAGACACAGAGTCCCCACACGGCGGGCTACGTCGGGGCCATGACCTCGATTGCCCTGTCGGGGACGGGATGTGCCCACTTCCCTAAGGTCTACGGTGTATACACTGCAGTGGCCACCAAGCACGAAGTGAACATCTCCGACGACTACGAGGACCTCTGCGACCGCCCGTGGTTCGCCGACCAGATTGGCAAGACATTCGAGCTCCGCCTTCACGACGATGGAGCAGAGGGTGGATTCACGCATACGCGCGGTCGTCGGTCGGCCGTGGATCTGGAGGATGCGCGCATTGAGCTGGAGACCACTGATCTGGAGGCGATTCATGTGGAGACCCCTCAGGCTGGAACAATTGTGGAGGAGTACGAGATCCAGTCGAGCGAACACAGCGAAGAGTCGGACGACGAGGACGAGGATGTGTATGAGATTGAATCGTGCGACTGTGAAGACGAGTCGGAGGAGGAGGACGACGATGAGCCCGAAGAAGACGATGAACCCTTTGCATGGGCCACCTTCAAGGATGTGCCCGTGATCACAACTATCATGGAGGTATGCGAGGGCACCTTTTACGATCTGCTTAAGGTGTCCAGCGACCCCGACCACCACATGGCTTGGGTGGCGCAGATTGTGGTGGCCCTTGCCCATGCTCAGCGCACCTGCGGATTTGTTCACAATGACCTCCACGGAAACAATGTCATGTTCGTCTCCACGACCGAGGAGTTCCTGTACTACAATGTGGGTGGAACCTGCTATGCGATTCCCACCTATGGCAAGCTGATCAAGATCATTGACTTTGACCGTGCAGGCATGTCCGTCAAGCTCCAGGGTATGAAGGAACCGCGGTTCTTTCTGAGCAGTCAGTTCAAGCCCGACGAGGAGGCGGGTGGACAGTACAATTGCGAGCCCTTCTACGACCAGTCGCACCCGCGCATTGGACTGAATCCGTCCTTCGACCTGGCGCGGTTTGCGTGCTCAGTGTTCTGGGATATGTTTCCGAAGGGTCCTGATGCACTGACGGGAAGCCCTCTGCGTGCCATCTTCCTGGCTTGGACCACACTTCCCGATGGATCATCGGTCATGTTCCGCAAGAAGCGCGACAACCACGATCGTTACCACGGATTCGGACTGTACAAGGCCATTGCCCGATACTGCAAGGACACGGCAATCCCTCGCAAGGAGATGGCTAGGTTCAAGCAGTTCGTGGTACCGCGGATTCCCGCTGGACAGCACTTTTTGCTGATTGAAGGATAATGGCGCTCACCGAAGGTCTGAAGTTCAAGTACTCTCTGTATTCGGCTCTCCTGTTCTTCCTGGTGGCCAGTCCCACCTCGTTCAGGTTGTCGTCTCGGTTGTTTGGTGGCGCCGTAGCGTCGAAGGGCGGTTGCCCTACGGCGGTTGGGTTTGCTCTCCATACATTTGTCTTCTTGGTCGCGCTCTACGGACTGATGTCTCTCCCGCACGATGAGAAATACACCAACTCTCGCAAGATGGCGCCTGCGGATTTCGACGCACCAACTCCACCGATGGGTGGCATGCTACCGAGCTCGGATCCAAAACTTTCTTCATAGTGTGTAATGCCGACTCGCAGTCGCATCTCCCCCCATGCAAGGACGACGGTAGAAGCACTTGCAAAGCACATGGGTATCTCCTACGCCGCTGCCCTAGCAAAGGTGCAGGCGGATCCGAAGCGCTATGGAATGACAGGACATTTGCCTGGTCACACGCGCAAGCGCGGTGTCATGGGTGGACGGACACGCCGCCGCCGTCGTAGCTAAAACTCTGTCTCCAATACAATGACACACGATCGCGTAAAGGCCGAGACGAAGCGACTGGTGTCTGCCACGCGAAGGGTTACTCGAGCCAAGAAGATACTTGCCCAAGCGAATGCCGCGCTGAAGGTAACAAGGAAGCGTATTGTGGACGCCACGCGGGCACAGAAGCGGGCGGCCAAGGATTAGAACTCGGGCTTGCCCACGAACATATCCTGGACGGCGGTCACCATCGGCTCGGTAGCTGCAGACACGCCATCCGAGCCACCCATTGCAAAGACGACTCCACCTGCGAGCGTACCCGCTCCAGCTGCAATCTTCGCCCCGTCAAGGAACACCATCGGCTCCTCCTTGGACCGACGGTCCATCACATACAAGACAGCTGCCACAGCCACAACCACTCCCACGATCATGGCATAGTAATACATCTCGTCCATTTGTCTGGCTCTCATCTTTTTCAACTCACAGATTCAACGCGACGGCATCAGAGGAAGGCTTGACGTCCACCTCTCCCTCGGCCTCGGATTCTGTGTCAGACTCAAAGTCATCCTCGCTCAGCCCAATATCCTCACCCAGCTTGATGGCAGGCGGCTCGTCATCCGAGTCCTCCGCCTCCGACTCAAACTCCTGTGTCTCGTTCTCTCCAAACTTCACAGCGGGCTTCGGCTCCTCCACGGGCGTCGGCGGCGGCGCCACAGGCTCGGGAGCAGGCGCAGGCGCAGGGGCCACCGCACCCTCCTCTGGGGCCTTGAAGTACGCCTTGCTGATGTCCTTCCACGGGATGAAGCTGTCAATCACCTCGTTGAGAATGTCAACCAGCATCACTTCAATGTCGCGACGGTTACGGGCCTGCTGCTCGGACGTCACACCCACCGTCTTGAACAGATACGCATTGGACCAGAACCCCCGGGCCGCCACGATGTAGAACTTGTGGATAAAGACCTCCATGGACGGCCGCGTGAAGGGAATGTCGACATGCTCCGACCGCACCTGCTGAAGCGAGGCGAATGCACGGATGTAGCTGACAAAGACACCCAACAGCAGGTCTTCCATGTAATCGCACTTGGATGCAGTGGCAATACGATCCACCTCCTTCTTGAGGGTATCGGAGGTCCACTTGGGCACCTGCGTCAGCAGATTCTGGAACGTACGCAGGATCTGGTCGGGCTGCTTGTTCCGTTCACACGCCGACTTGGCATTGTCGTAGATGCTCCAGAACCCGTCAGCCACGTGGGGGATCACGACGCGTCCCAAGTTCTCACGAAGGGTCTGCTTGACAAAGTCGGTGGACATTTGTTTACACGCGAGGAGTCTGGTTTCCTTAAACCGACGCAGATGAAGCTTGTGTTGATTCTCATGGTAAAGAATGAGTCGGCCATCATCAAGCGCTGCCTCGAGGCTGTCGACAAGGTGGCAGATGCGTTCTGCATCCTTGACACGGGGTCGACGGACACCACCGTCCAGATTGCCGAGGAGTTCCTCGAGACACGAGTAGGGTGTGTCACCGTCGAGCCATGGCGGGACTTTGGGTACAATCGGTCCGTCAGCTTTGTTCGCGCTCATGCGTTCCTGAAGGAGCAGTGCTGGGACCTCAAGGATACCTACGGCCTTTTGCTGGACGCGGATATGATCTTCAACCCGGGAACTCTCCTCCAACAGAACCTAACGGAGCCTGGATATACCGTTGTGCAGGCGGCGGGAACGCTCGAGTATCCCAACACCCGATTGGTTCGCATGGACTTTCCGTGGACCTGTGTAGGCGTGACCCACGAGTATTGGTCGGGGCCGACCACGCATCTGCCCAGGTCAGTGTGCTTCATTGACGACCGCAACGACGGAGGGTGCAAGTCCGACAAGTTTGAGCGCGATGTTCGTCTGCTGGAGAAGGGGCTGCAGGATGAACCTGGGAATGGTCGCTACATGTTCTATCTGGCCCAGTCCTACCACTGTTTGCGGCGTTGGGACGACGCGCGACGCATGTACAAGAAGCGCATTGCCACAGGAGGATGGGACGAGGAGATCTGGTACAGCCACTACATGGTTGGCAAGTGCTGGCTCGACCTGAACAACATTCCCAAGTTTGAGTACTGGATGCAAAAGGCGATTGCCCTGCGGCCCACGAGGGCAGAGTCCTACTATCAGCTGGTCAAGCACTTTCGCGAGCACTCGAGGCACTTCAAGGCCTACCAGTACCTCATTGAGGGGAAGCGCGTGCCCATGAGCTCCGATTCTCTGTTCCTCGAGATGGATGTGTACAAGTATCTGTTTGACTATGAGCGCACGATTCTCGATTTCTATGTCCAGCCAGACCGCAAGGTGGGTCTGCGCACCTGCATGGAGTACCTGCTCAAGACGGACCACAATCGGGCCAATGTCATCTTCAACTTCCAGTTTTATGTCCAGCCTGTTGTGGCTGCACTGCACTCGGACTTGGGTCCGCGCCTTCCGACGCCGTTCCCGGGATACAGGCCCTCTGCAATTTCCGTGTGCGGATATCCGATGGCCAATGTCCGCTACATCAACTACTGGATGGAGAATGGGGAGTACAAGACACCTCCGAACCAGCCCGTGCTGACGGAGAATGCGTATGTGAATCTCGAGACCATGACGGCGGTGGCAAAGATGGACGATGGAACGGTTGGCATGCCCAAGGTTCCGCACCACGTGAAGGGCTTGGAGGACCTCAGGTTGTACGAAAACACCGATGGACTGTCCTTTGTGGCAACGACGCAGGAGCACGCAGAGGGCAAGGTGCGTCTCCTCAATGGTCGGTATGGGTCGGACGGCAAGTATTCTGACTGCAAGATCCTGGAGTCGCCGTATGGTCGCCAGTGCGAAAAGAACTGGCTGCCCATCCAGGGCACGGACATGATGATCTACGGATGGTCGCCATTCGAAGTGCTCGACCGCCAAGGGATCCGTAGGTCCATTCCAACACCTCCGCTGTTCTCTGCGTTCTGTGGATCCGCACCTCCAATCTCGGTGGGCGACAAGTTCTGGACGCTGGTGCATATGGTGGAGTACGCAAAGCCCCGCAAGTATTACCATCTCTTCGTGGAGACGCAGTCCATTGACAAGGTCACACGGATTACTCTGCCCTTTGTGTTCAAGTCGGCTGCTGTAGAATACTGTCTGTCGTGTCGGTTGTCCGACCCCACAACGGTGTCCTGTTATGTCAGCTTTGCCGATGCCAACCCTGCCCGAGTGGACATTCCGTTCTCGTCGCTTGAGTGGATGTCAATCTAGATGCGCAATCACTGTACGCATCAAGTTCGAATATGCCGGGCGCTGATAGGCCAGCTTGTCCTTGAAAAAATGAATGGTGGGAAGCTTCGAACACCAATATCGGTCAATGCATGCCTCCGAGTTCTCTCCGCCCGTTTCTATCATGATATTGAGACCTTCCCGCGCAACACGAAGAACCTCGGCCGAAGTGGGCTTGTGCAGAAAGTACGCAGAGGATGTCGTGCACGGCTGTTTGCTGATGGACAAGAGATCGTCGTGTGGAAGTCGAGGCTCGAAACGAGCCAGGGATAAGAAGCACATTGTATACTCGTACGACCTGCGGAAGAACTCTGCGATCGATCCCTTGACGCGATCCACGTCGCCCGTGAAGACAATGTCGTCTTCCACAATCATACAGGTCTTCAGTTCAGGAGTGTCCTCAAAGTGCTGCATAACATCCACATGGTTCTTCGTTGCTCCTGTATATGGCGAAAGCGGTCCACCCGTCTTGGCTTTATAGTGATGAACCTTGTGGAGAGGGGCCGCGACTCTTGCCAGAGACGACAATGTCTCCATATACCGATCGACTCGCTCTTCCAAGTTGAGAATGTAGATAATATCCACAGAGTCCCAGCAGGGGTGAGATTCGACCACGTCGTGCTTGACAGTGTAGAAGAAGCTCACGTGGCGATACATCTTGTTGGTCCCAGGAAGTGCACGGTGCCAATCGGGGTAGTCCCCGTAGACAATGACAACTTCGCCCTCTGCAGGTTCGCGCTTGGGGTCGAAACTTGCAACCACCTTCCCAAGGCACGCAACCAAAAAGTTGGAGTTCCGCATGATATGCGGGTGAATGTCGGCAAACTCAAACGCTCGCATCCAGAACTGCGCCTTTGCTAGGTCTCCGACATGCATGCATGCGCGAAATGCTGCATCGTATGTATCCCAGCGATGGTGCCAGGGGATACTCAGGGGATCCAAGAAGTCAGTGAGTCGTTTCACGAGCACGAACTGGTCCTGACCCTGCAGGATGCTCACGTCTCGTGCGACATCGAACATGTGGGAAAACTTGGGCTTGCCGTCCCAAATGACATTTCCCACGAAATCGTATTCGTCATCGTAAGGCCGATCAATCCACTCCGCATGTTCGCCTACATAGGCGCGGTTGCATGTATGAAGCAAGAGTTCCGGCTTCACCAAGTCGTACACATACTGTGTGAGGAATTGCTCGTCGAACCCATACTCCACTTCGTGTGTCGGGATCATGAGCGGCAGTGGCTTCTTCCACCCGAAGGTACCTGCCATGATCTTCGAGGAGTGCCAGTAGTGATCGCGAATGCTGTGATACATCTTGTCGGACTTCAGGAACTGGTCGATGCACCAACGGTCGCGGGCCGTGATACGAGAATCCGTGTCACGAACAAAGCCCACTTCGGCCGTGTGCAAGGACAAGTAGCGGAGAAGGGCATTGATTGCGCCGCCGCGGTTCGTGATGTTGATCTCCACGCCCTCGGGAATGACCCACGACGGATCACAAAAGCCCTTGTGCACCACAATGGTAAAATCGGGGTAGTACTGCTTAATGATCTCGATGTTCTCCAGGAGACCCGTGTAATAGTTAGGCTCCGTGCCGTAGAGGCAGAAGGAGAAGACCTTCATTATGTATACATGTGCCTGAAGGATTCATTCGTCTGCCGCAGGGTGTCCTGCAGAATATGCCGACACAAGTCCGAGGTGATGGTCAGAGGAAGCTTGATGTCCTTGTAGAAGACATACTTCTTGGCCGTGGTCTCTCCTGCGATGCGGAGGAGGTTGATACGGGTCACCAAGGTCTCCACGGTACGGATCAGGTTGCGAACACCCTCCTCCTCCTTTGAGTACTCGGAGATCAGGTACTTGATGGCCTCGTCGCTCATGGTCAGCTGGTCCTTGAGCTGGATGCGCTCGAGGATTTGCGGCCAGATGTACTGGTTGACGATCGAGGCCTTCTCCTCCCAGGTGTAGCCCGAGCAGTTGATGATCTGCATGCGGTCCTTGAGCACGGGGTGGATCTTGCTCTCGTCGTTGAAGGAGAAGACGAACAAGCACTGGGACAAGTCAAAGTCCACTCCAGCAAAGTAGCGATCGTGGAACTGGCTGTTCTGCGAGCGGTCTGTCAAGTGAATCAGCATGCTGGTGATCTCGTCTCCGTGCGCAGTCGTCGAAATCTTGTCCACCTCGTCAAAGTACAGAACAGGGTTCATGCACCGCGCAGCCATGATGGAGTCGGCAATGCGTCCCCAGGTCGAGCCCTCGTAGGTGTACGAGTGACCCACAAAGTTCGAGGCATCCGATGCACCGCCCAGAGAGAAGAACTCGAACGGGCGCTGGAGGACCTTGGCCACACCATGACGAGCGAACGAGGTCTTGCCCACACCCATCGGACCCTTGAGCGCAATCACATTGCCCACGGACCCAGGGTTCGACATCCACTGGGCCAGAATCTGCATGATCTGCGTCTTGGCCGATGTCATTCCGTAGACGGCCGTGTCCAGGGTCTTGGTCGAGTCCTCCAGAAAGCCAGCACACTTCTCGGGCCCATCCTTGATGGTCACAGGCAGGGGCACGCACTTGCCGAACGGAATGCGGAGGAACGCATCGACCCAGGAGCGGAGCTTGTACCCTTCGCCCTCCATGGACATCTCCGTGAGAATGTCGATCTTCTTGATGACGGACGCCTTGATGGTGTCGGCAATGTCAAGGTCCAGGACACGGAACTTGTAGGGAACATCGCCGTCCAAGACCAGCGTGGACAAGCGCTTCATCTGCTCATTGAGACGACGACGCTTGGACTTGGGAAGATCCTCGTAGTACTCCTCCTCGTCCTCATTCAGCTCAATGGCAGGGGCCTCCTCTTCCTTCTCCTTGGACCGACGAGGTGCGTGGCCCTTCTTGCCCACATACTTCTGCATGAGGTGCCCGATGAAATCCTCCTCCTCCGACTCCTCGTCCGAATCCGACTCGGACTCTTCCTCAATGTCGATGCGCCCCTTACCTGCCATGGTGTGGATGTGAAGCTTAACAGACACCTTGGCTCCCTTGGGAATGCGAAGCGAGCTGCTGTCCTCCTCCTCAGACTCGCTTTCCTCTTCCTCGTCTTCACAGTCTTCCTCCTCCTCTTCTTCGGATTCGGACTCAGACGGAGGAACATAGTCCTCGTCCTCGGACTCGGAGTCGGGCTGGTTCAGGGTCTCGTCCTTGACCCACTTGGTTGTCTTTCCATCGCGCTTACGAAGATTGTACCGACTGGGCATCTTGCTGCCTCACAAGGAAAAAAAGAAAGCCAATCCCTTTTTGTCGGTCTACTAACAATGAGCGATCCTGACGCTGCCCAAATCAACGAGATCGCCGAGAAACAGCTGGAGAAGATTGAACAGGAACAGACAGAAGACCCGAGTGTCAAGACATCCATCCGTGTCGTGGAGGCGTTCTTGAAGTCGCATCGGGTCATGTGTTACGGGGGCACAGCCATCAACAATTTGCTGAAACCCAAGGACCAGTTCTACGACTTTACTCGTGAAGTGCCCGACTATGACTTTTATAGCGCCACGCCCCAGGAACACGCGATGGAGGTGGCAGACAAACTGAAGACTGCGGGCGTCCCCGATGTGCAAGTGAAGCCGGGCGTCCACTTGGGAACCTTCAAGGTGTTTGGTGATTACACGGGTGTAGCGGATGTGTCCCAGATGGATGCAAGCTTGTTCGATCGGCTGTGGGATGAGGGGTATGTGAAGGAGGGGATTCACTATGTGACTCCGAACTTTCTGCGCATGTCCACCTATCTCGAGCTGTCGCGCCCCGAAGGCGATGTATCTCGTTGGAACAAGGTGTACACCCGAATGATGCTTCTGAATGACGAGTATCCACTGACCTGCAAGAGTCATGCACCGCCAGACGAGGTACTGACTCCCCACCGCAAGAAGGAGGTGATCAAGATGCTCCAGTCTGAGCCCGTGGTGTTGCTGGGATTCAATGCCGCCGAACGCCATTCGTCCAGTGCGACTTGGACGAGCCCCGTGACCCTGTTGGCAGAGGCCGATGTGATTGCCCGTTTGACCAAGGGACACAAGGCCCACGTGACGGAGGCCAATGCGATCCTTCCCGAGTGCACGGAGGTGATTGAATCCGACGGATGTATGTTCCGCTACTACGCAACGCAGGCGTGCCATAGCTATCATGAAACCGCGGACGGGATCAAGATTGCCAGCATTCCGACAACGCTGCAATTCTACTTTGCATATGTGTATTCGGGGATTGACGAAGACAGGGTGAGCCACATTCTTTGTGTGGCTCAGCGGTTGATGGAGTTGGCCCACCACGCCAATAAGCGCCGATTCAAGTTGTTGACGCCGACGGACTGCCTCGGCGAGCAGTCGAACCTGCACGACATGCTGAAGGAAAAGACAAAGCTGTATGGCGAACTCTCCAAGGACCGAGCGAGCAAGGAGTTCCTGACCTTCTTCTTCTCGTACTCCCCCGATGTTGACAAGGGACGGCGGACGACGCTCAGGAAGCAGCTGCGCGAGCTCAAGAAAACGAAGTAATGTTGCCCGTGGACATGCTGGGGAATCCACCCGAGCAGTCGCACTCACGATATCCATTCAGAAACTGACGCACGAATCCATTGCCATTGGGCGTGTGGCTCTGGTACGCATTGCGACCACCCCAAGCAGGAATGGTGTTTGAGATTGCATTGTTCGTCGTGTAGATCAGCTGGACCTTCTGTTGGTAGACCACATCCGAGGTGTTTTGAATGCGCATGCTTGTATTGCCCGATAGATCGGTACCACGACGACCGCCTGAACTCATTTAGTCTTTATGCAGATTTAAACGGTCCAATATACCATCCAAGATCCGAATAAGGCGGCATCGAGGGCATGATGGCCGACGCAGAGGGCTGGTCCTTTGCCATCCGCTCAATCTCCTCGGGCTTCAGCGTCCGCGAGTAGTAGGTCAATCCTGAGATCGTGCCATCCCAGCCAAACTCGCTGGATCCCACGATTAACGAATCCGTGTTCTGGAGGGGCAGCTGGGACATGGTGTGCGTCTGGCGAAGAATGCCATTGATGAAAATGTTCAGCGCATACTGATTGACTTCCACAACCACATGCATCCACTTCTGGGCAGGGATGTTCGGAATCAACACGCTCTCCTGGTTCCCGCCATAGGTATTCATCTTGATCAGCATGGCGTTGGGTGTGGAGTCCAGATAGACACCTGGACAGTTGTTCTTGTTGAAGATCACACGCTGGCGACCGTAGTTGAAGGTAAAGTCATTCACTGTGATCCAAAACGCGTAACTGAACACGGCTCCATCGGGCTGGTTGAATGAGCGAAAGATGTGGGCGGATGGATACATCTCCGTCTTTCCAGATTGACCCCCAGGTAAGATCACTTCCATTGTCGAGTCCGACGGCCGAGACAGGACAAATACATAGAACAACACGCCGATGACGATTACACTGGCAGCGACCACGATCCACTCCTGCATTGCTTCTACTCTACAAACTATGTTCGCGTGAACCCCCGTGCTCCCAGCCGAAGCTGTAGGGTACTCGGTGTATCGGGCGGAGGCGGTGCGGACCCACGAGTCACGAGAACACTTGCCAGCATCTGCTCATGCGTAGTGTTCCGCTGGCGCTCGAGAATAGCTGAACTAAGGGCGCGGTCTCGCATCTCGTAGATGTAGTGAATGCGCTCTTCATCGGGCTGATACTCCGTTCGAATGTATCCCGTCCGGGCAAGACGAATTGTCCAGTCCAAGTCCTCGCCGTACAATGCATCCGTAAAGGCAACGGTCTTTGCAATGTCGGCCTTCATCACATTCAGGTGATTCGGTGGGCGGAGAAAGGTCGTCTCGTTCGCCATGGGCTGGTCAAGCTTATTGGCGATGCTGTGCGTGAAGGTCCAGGACGAGATTTTTCCGCGAAGACGACAGCAATCAAACCCGCCCCGAATGCATGCAGATGCATCTTCAAAGTACTCTCGCGTCACGCGATCGTCATCGTCAATGAAGGAGACATACTTTCCTTCTGCGGCCTGAAGCATCTGCTGCCGCTTCGCACCAATGCTGAGAACACAGGCGTCGAATCCAATCGCAACCTTCACACGAAGGTCTGGACATACTGCACGAGATGTCTCGTGAATGAACTTGAGCAGTGACTGCAGTGAGTTCTCTCGACCAGGAATTGTCGCAATCAGAATCGTCCAGTCGTAGGAATAGGCCTTCCTGTTAATGTACGTTGTCATATCGTCCGTCCAGGTCATCTGATTCTTGACATAAAGTGCGTCGTACCCACCGTATCCGTGACCAGGGTGTTCGTGGCGAACAATGCAAGTTGGAACATACAGGCACTTGTCGGCGAGCGTTGTCTTGCACAGGTCCGTGAACTCTGTGTCGCAGTAGAAGCTCTTGTAGGTCGGCTGGTAGATGTAGCCGAATTGGTTGTACATGACACGCCCCATGATGCTCAAGGTGTTCAGGGCATTTCCTTGGTGTCCGTCATTGAACCAGAGAATCCCATTGGTATCGGGAAACGAGGCCATCATGTGCGAACGAATGGCATCGTCGTATCCCTTGATAATGGGGACCATGTCATCGGACACTAGCATGACAATGTCCCACGGATAGGTAATCTCGGACATGTTGGCATTGCACGCCTCAATCTTGGTCTTGTTGTTCCCGTAAAAAACGCGAGACCACTCTGCATTCCCCATGATGCGGGTAAACTCTTCTTGGACGAGGGAACGTGTCATGCTGTCGTCGTCTTCGTCGCACGACAGGGCAATTCCGATACGATCTGGGCGTGTTGCCATATTGCAATACGCCTGGAGCGTCTTCAGTGCCTGTTGAGGCCTGGAGCGGGTAGGAAACTTCAGAAGGAGCCGCATTGTACTAAGTGGATATACATGTTTAACTACTTTGATTCGGTGCCACCTGCAGGTCCAGTGGATCCCGTGGGAGAGACAGCCTTTGACGGGTCCGTGGCACCAACTGGTGCATTGCTGCCTGCTCCTCCAAACGGATTCCAGGAGGCCGCGGACACACCTTGCAAGACTGCGGTGGATGTCACGGGCTTACCCGACGGATCCTCGACAATGATGGTGTATCCAAAGAGATTGTAGACCGTTCCAGTGGGGCCTGCGGCACCATCTCCGCTGACCAGGGACTTGCAGCTGGTTCCCGCAGCGTAGAAATCGCGAGCCTCGGCGGGCTTGAGTTCCTTGCCCGCGCCGTGGACGCCGCAGATGTATCCCGAGAAGCCGCCATTGGCACCCACCAGGATGTTGCCCGTTGCCGAACGGGGCACCGCTGGAATGACCGTGGACTTGACAAGGTTGCCATTGATGAACACATCCAAGTTGCGCTGGAAGGTTGTCACGGACACCGAGAACCATGTCTGCAGAGGAATGTTCTCAATGGCGCAGAGCCAGGTCGATCCCGTATCCGTCGATCCCACGGCCGATCCAGGCTGGTACTTGCCCACGCTGGTCGATCCACTCGTGAAGGTTGTCAAATACACATTCAGCGTATTGTCCGTGGGGTGCAGAGTGATGCGAGGGCTCACGGTGGACGGGTTCGTCGCGTCTGTCCGCATGAGAACCTCCTTCTCCTTGCCAAACTTGTAATCCCAGTCTTGGACGAACATCCAGAACTGTAGATTGTAGTCCGCCCCTGGATTCAGTGGAATCGCAGAGGCTGGGATTGTGCCGCCCACCTTGGCGTCGATGGGGGTAGGGGAGGCATCCACGGTCTTGCTAGCACTCACGCTGCGGAATGCTGCAACCACCACGATAATTACCAGAAAGCCCACAAACAACCCCAAGAGGACCGATGAGGTTGACGACATGGACGAAGGAATATAGGGCTGGGTGGCCACGGGAAGGACTGCCGCCACGCCTGGTGTGCTTGTAGTCGCGCCCATTTGTGTTTACAAGGGAACTTCTTTATTTGCATAATGGAAAAACGGACTTCAATCCTACAACGAAACCCAGTCGTAATGTATTGTAATAACTGCGGAGAGAAGGGCCATGTGTTTAGAGGGTGCAAGGACCCAGTGCTGTCGTGTGGGCTGGTGGTTCTGGATGCCCCACAGATCCCCGCAGATGTGAAGTCCGTGAAGGTCCTGATGATTCGGCGGAAGGACAGCATGAGCTTTGCCGAGTTCATGCGGGGCAAGTACGACCCCATGGACACGGACTATGTGGGCCGACTCTTGTCCAACATGACCATCGCGGAACAGCAGGATATCGCCCGCAAGCCGTTTGATGATTTGTGGCGTCAGCTGTGGGGAGATGACCACACCTCGAACGAGTACCTGGTGTCCAAGGAGAAGTTTGCCTCCCTGAACCGAACGGGCATGGTCTCGACCTTTGCGTCTGTGTACGGTGAGCCCGAATGGGGGTTTCCCAAGGGTCGTCGTGTGCGGACCGAGACGGATCTCGAGTGTGCCCTGCGCGAGTTCAATGAGGAGACCAATGTTCCCCGCGAGGCCTATGTGGTCCTGAACAACATCCTGCTGGAGGAGACCTTTACGGGACTGAATGGTGTCCAGTATCGCCATGTGTACTTTGTGGCCCTGCTGACCAAGCCCGAGCTCGTGAATCTAGGTCAGAAGATGACCTACATGCAGAAGCGGGAGATTTCGGGAATCGGCTGGAAGACACTCGAGGAGTGTAGAAACTATGTGCGACCCCACCATGTGGAGCGGATTCACATGATCGATTCGCTGACGGAGATTGTGCGAGCCTACGAGTCACAGTGAACATCGATTCCTAGTGCAGTCAGGAGTGCTGTCTGGGCCCCGAACGCATAGTGAGCAATCTCGCCAATCACCAGCCACACGAAAAAGTGGACCCACACATTGCCCTTGAAGTACCATGCCGACGGCACGGCAAAGAACAAGAAGGTGCCCACAATGTCCACGACGGAGAAGCCAAGGAAGCGGTAGGAGTGCCACCCTTTTCCAACTTCCCCTGCAACGTTTTTGTATGGACACTTGGCCATTGTGCTCACACGCGAAACTTTGCCAGGTAGATTGTGATACAGTAGGCGACCACACTCAGCACGAACACCCACCACCACACCGGGAAGACCGTGGCCTCACGGTCACCTGACCCGAACGGACGAATCCGTCCCTCACGCCCGAACGCAACTTGGGGCTTGAGGTACAGGAACCCCGCCATCAAGAAGAGGAAGATGGACACCATCCAGATGCGATGCGTCTTGCGCGTCACCTCCATTACTTACGGCTGCGACGAGTTTTGCGAGCGCGTGACTTGCGATGGGTGCGACGACGACCCCCACCAGATTTTGGCATGAAATGGCCAGGAACTTCTCCGCTGGCCATAGGAAACGCTGGGAGTCTTTTCTTGAATTCATCAAACGAGAGCTTTATCGAAAACGCAGTTCCAGCCACGCCGCTAGGAGGTTCAGAGGATCCGCTTGGAGAATTATTCCCGTTGGGACCGAGGACACCTGTGGGTATTAGTATCCTAGTAGTGTTGCCTCGTTTTGTGGCAACGACATCATATGTCTTCCCCTTTTCATCTATGTATATCGCGGAGATAGACTCTGTCGGTGGAAGGGCTGCCTTGGCGGCTTCAGCACGGGCTCGGCGTTTGTTCCCCTCTTCTGCTATCATACGACTTTTATCACCCTCTGGGTCGGCGTCGTCACTCATCTCTGTTTACATCCGCGATAATTTCAACGCACCACAAGATAATGAGCTACGTCCTCCCCAACCGAAAGGCCTTTGCGGACTTCATTACCCGCACCTTTCTGAAGTACCGCAAGTCACCCCGCGAGCCGCAGGATGCCGACGACAAGGAGGAGGATCTCTGCAAGAGTCAGTCGAACGCACGCGAGCTGCTCCACTACCAGAAGTTGATTCGGGATTACCTGCTCATCGAGACGCCCTACCGCGGCATTCTGCTCTATCACGGCTTGGGTTCGGGCAAAACCTGTTCGTCGATTGCCGTGGCCGAGTCTCTGTTGACGACCCTGAAGACAGTGGTCATGACACCCGCTTCTCTCCAAGCCAACTACATCGGCGAGTTACGCAAGTGCGGCGACCCGATCTATGCGTATGAGAACCACTGGCGCCAGCAGCAGCTGACCGAGGAGACACGGGCGACGGCCAAGACGATGGGTATCTCCGACGGATTCCTCGACCGCAACAACCGCTTCTTTTCCACTGTCCCCAATGAAAATTCGAACTTTGCTGACCTGCCCAAGACTGAGCAGGATGTGATTCGTGCCCAGGTCGAGGATATCTTGAGTCAGCGCTACACCTTTGTCAACTACAACGGCCTGACGCGCGCGGCTGTCAAGGAGATGGTTCCCGAGGACGGACCCAACCCGTTCGAGGACAAGGTGGTGATTGTCGACGAGGTCCACAACTTCATCTCTCGTATCGCCGACAAGGACGGTGTGGTGAGCCCCGTATACCAGGCCCTGTACAAGGCTAAGCGCTGCAAGATTGTGGCATTGTCGGGAACGCCCGTCATCAACCGCCCCAACGAGATTGCCTACCTGATGAATCTCCTGCGCGGACCGATTGAGCGCATCACCATTCCCTTCAAGCGCATCGAGGGATGGGACGAGGACAAGCTGACTGCCACGTTTCGCCAGCAGCCCGAAGTGGACACCATCGAGTTCAATGCGTCCAAGAAGGTCGTGATGATCACTCGCAACCCCCCGCAGTTCCGCTCGGTGTACAATGAGAAAGGCGATCGCATTGCGGTCCAGTACAAGGCCGACATGAAGTGGGTGGCCGTGGCGGCGGACTGGATCAATGGATTCAAGACCAAGGTGGAAGTGGAGTTGGCAGGTGCGGAGATTGATATGGAGCGGGTGTCGCTTGAAGAATTCGAAGGTCTGCCTTCGCCGTTTGCCGAGTTCTCGTCCATGTTTCTCGACGGACTGTCAGTGAAGAACCCGCTTCTGTTCCAGCGGCGCATCCAGGGCTTAGTGTCATATTTCAAGGGCGCTGACGAGCGTATGTTGCCCCGCCGTGTCGACGACGACAAGATGCTGGAGAAGGTTCCGATGTCCAAGGAGCAGTTCACGCACTATCTCGGTCAGCGCTGGGCCGAGCTGAAGATGGACTCCAACAAGGGAAAGAAGTCGCTCGACGAGAACCTGGGTAGCTACCGCGTTCTATCGCGTTTGGCGTGTAACTACCTCCTGCCTGCAGAGTTGCGAGCAGAGTTCACGAGCGAGGAGGCCGAGAACGAGGACAAGGTGGTCGACAAGCCCGCTATTCTCGAGAAGCTCAGGACCAACCCCGAGCGCTACCTGTCCATGAAAGCACTGGAGGTTCTGAGCCCGAAGTTCTTGCGGGCCTTGAAGTTGATCCAGGAGTCGGTGGGCGAAGCAGAGTATCGCAACCAATTCGTCTACTCCCAGTACCGTGAGCTGGAAGGTCTTGGCGTCTTTTCGGCCATATTGGAAGCCAATGGATGGCAGCCGTACAAGCTCGTGAAGCAGAACGGACAGTGGGCCGAGGGCGAGATGGATCCTGCCAAGCCTGCGTACACCATGTACACGGGCAAGGAGTCAGCTGAGGAGCGCGAACTGACCCGCCAGATCTTCAACAATAAATTTGAATCCTCCTTTCCCGGGGCCTTGAAGACGAGTGTGCAGGCTCGCGGCAAGAAGATTCTGTGTTTGCTGATGGCCTCCAGTTCAGGCGCTGAGGGTATCACGTTGGCCAATGTCCGCCATGTGCACATTCTCGAGCCTCACTGGACACCTGCTCGTCACGACCAGGTCATCGGACGCGCCATTCGTATTTGCTCCCACGCAACGCTCCCCGCAGAGGAGAGGACAGTGCGTATTAGCTTCTATGTGTCTGTCTTCACAGATGAACAGTCCAAGTCCAACGAGTTTCCGAACATTACTCCGATTCGTCGCGCAGACACGACCATGAAACGCTACGAGGGTGGAGGACCTGTCGAGACCTTCATGTCGGCCGACGAGTACCTGTACGAGATTGCGTTTGAGAAGAACCAGATCAACCAAAAGATCGGCCTGCTGCTCAAGCAATCAGCGGTGGACTGCGAAATTCACCGCAAGCTCCATTCGAAGGAAAAGCCAGTGATTTCCTGCATGCGCTTCGACAGCACCATCACAGGCGAGGATCTGGCCTTCAAGCCGTCTGTCAAGTCAGAGGATCTGGATTCCACCTACCTCCGCAACATGGAGCGCAAGACACGCCGTCTGCAGAAGGTGGTGATCAAGGGAATCCTGTTTCTGATTGATCCACTGACAACGGAGGTCTTTGATGGCGTGGCATTCGAAGATAACAACCGTCTGATTCCCGTGGGTCGCAAGATCTCGGACACTCAGATCCGTTGGGTCCTGGAGGGCAAGCCGACTTACGAGGCTCGGTGAAGGTCCTCGAGCCAATCGTCGCATACCTTGCTCCAGCTCTTGAACGGATAGGAGCGAATCGCCGCCTTGCGAGAGTCCAGTTTCTCCACAGCGTCTAGCATGGCGTCTCCAATGTCCTCGCGACTAAAGGTCGGCGCCGAGAAGCCCAGCGGCATGGACCCCGCAAAGTACTGGAGGCCCGACGCAGGGATGAAGGTCGCTACAGTGGAATCCAGGAAGGCGGGGTAGCTTCCAACCGTGGTCACCACCTGAGGGGCGCCCGTATACAGGTGCTCGAGCTGGCAGAGACCGAACCCCTCGCCATCCGAGGTATTCAGACCAATGTCAGTGACATTGTAGATCTCGTTGATCTGGCTATCCGACAGTGTGTTCGGATGCGCCGTGTCCACGATCATCATGCGCTTGCTGAATGTGTCGACATCCAGCTTCGCAAGTTTCAGCTCGTTAATGTAGATGCGCTGGAGGTCGTAGAACGCACCCTGCTGGGGATTCATGGCAGTCACCACCATGAGGTACAGGGGTGCATCGGGCTTCTTGGTGAGCATATGCACGAAGCCCATGATCATCGTGTCAAGACGCTTCCGCTGGCTGTTGCGGTTCGCGTTCAGGAACACCACTGCGTCCGTCGGAATCTTGAGCGTCCGACGCAGAGCCATCCGCTGGTCTCGGCTCATGCAAGTGAAGTCAGATGCGTCCAGACCATGCTCAATGACCTTGAGGGTGGGGCTGTCGCCATAGGATGCATAGGTCTTGGCCCAGTCCTTGGTGAAGCAGTAGATCGTGGCGGCGTGCTTGTTCATGGCATCCACCAGCGGCTGGGCGATACCCGTGTACACCTGGTCGACATAGAGCCACAGCTTGAAGGGAGAGGTCGCCTTGTCGTACTTCATTGCCTCGAGGAACTTGCAGATGATTAGCGGGTCATTGTAGATCATAACCACATCGGGCCGAACCATCTCCAGGTACTCGTTGATCTTGTTGAACCCGAATCCCTCCTCGCGCGGATCCTCATTGGCGGCCGCGTCGTATCCCGTAACAGAGTCTGGAAGCTTGCGGATGTTCTTGCGCTCGGGATGACGCTGGAACCCAAAGTGGAACGTCTTGACCTTGGGGGCAATCGACGCCACCTGACGAAGGAGATTGTACGCCACCTTGGAGTACCCAGTGGTCTGGTCGACGTGTGTGCTCACGAGAACAAAGCGCATTATGTAATTCTCTCGGCTCTGTATAAATAGTATGCAGGTCAACTCTGCCCAGGATTACCTGACGTCCGTAAAACGCCAGATCATTGGCAACACATATGCAAGTGATCCCCCCGTCAAGGCGAAGAACAAGTCTGGGTACAACTACACGATTCTTCAGGCCAATCGGGCAACGGTCTACAACAAGTTTGTCTCGGCCGCGTGTCGTGGAAATCAGACATGTAGCGGATTGGGCAAGTCCTTCACATCTTCATGCTGCGTGTCGAGTGGAAGTGTTCTGTATTAAACAATGATGTTCCGTAACTACAAATGCCTGGTGCACTCCTCCAGTTAGTGGGGGTTGGGGCTCAGAACGAGTTGGTGAATGGCAACCCGTCCATGACCCACTTTCGCAACACATACAAACGCCACACGAACTTTGCCATGGAGCATATTCGCGTGGACTTTGGAACTGCCAATCTCAACTTTGACTTTTCTCAGCCTCGCAAGCTGTCTGCGCGCATCGATCGGTATGCTCAGCTGCTCAACGATGTGTACCTGGTGATTACTCTCCCCGACATTTGGTCTCCGCTGGTTCCCGTGACGACTCCGCCGACAGGCTACGACAGCCGATGCAGCGCCATTGGATACGAGTTCGAGTGGATTCGCAATATCGGGTACAACTTGATCGACAATATCGAGCTTACCATGAATGGACAGCGGATCCAGACAATGTCGGGTGAGTGGATGAAGCTGTATTCCTACATGACCTTTGACGCGACGAAGCGCTCGACCGTCGACAAGATGACAGGAAATGTCACCGAGCTCTATGACCCTTCGAATGCCTACGATCGGCAGGGACAGTATCCCCACGCAGTGTCGTACGCAACCCCAGCCCAGGACATTTCGGGTAATACCATCTTCCCGGGCAGCTCTGTTCCCGAACCGTCAATTCGGTCCAGGCAGTTGATCATCCCCCTTCACTTTTGGTTCTGCGAGAGCGCGGGGTCCGCTCTTCCGCTCGTGTCCATGCAGAATACGGAGGTGTACATTAATGTCACTCTGCGTCCTCTGAAGTTTCTGTACACGGTGATCGATGTGGCTCCCACGTCGTCAACCTATGGCCAGCGCGTTCGTCCCGATGTGTTTCCCATGAGCCTGTTTCTGACGCCATCCCTGCCGAATGGTGCCCCCACGAACCCTGGCGTGACGACCTTCTTCCCCGACCCGTACCTGGAGTGCAACTTCTTCTACCTGACGGAGATGGAGATGAACCAATTCGCCACGGCGGACCAGAGCTACATGTTCAAGGAAATCAGCTACGTAGGCGCCGAGGGCCAGTACGGTCCCAACACGGACTTGCTTCTACCCATGCGAAACTTGGTCACTCGTGTGACGTGGGTCGTTGCTCGTTCAGACAGCATTGCAAGCAACATGTGGGACAATTACACGAACTGGCCGAACCCCGACCGAGCTCCGTGGACCGTGAACACAACGGATGTGGCCACGAGCCTGTATGCGTCGGGCCAGAACCAGGTGAGCTCAGTGTTTCCTCGGGACAGTGTGGTGGATGGAGTCATTCTGTTTGATGGCAATGAGCGTCTGCAGGTCAAGCCAGGCGACTACTACTCGCTGCTCGAGACCTACCGATTTGCGTCTGGAACAACCGCTCTCAAGCTTCCAGGCGTCTACATGTATTCCTTTGGCCTCGACAACAACGAGTACCAACCGTCGGGTGCGGCGAACGGAAGCACGATTAACAAGGCGGTGTTGCGGTTGACCCTTCTCCAGCCCCTGCCAGCCCCGAACCAGCCAGATGCTCCAACGACAACCATTGTGTGCATTCTCAAGTCCACTGCACTGAGCACGAATCCGCTGGTTATCCCTCCAGCGCTGGTTGGACTGTACACGCCCGACCAGCTCGTGACAGTCGTTCAGAATGCCACCACGGGTGGAAACTCGACTGTCGTGTTTCAGTACACCTACACTGTTGGTGCCTATGTGGAATCCTACAACTACTTGCGTGTCGTGAGCGGTCTTGCCAATCTTGTGTTTGCTTCTTAACAATATGAGTAACCCACCGCCGCCTGTCAAGGTCAATCCGTACCAAGTGCGGACGGCCCCGAAGGAGGATGAACCCGTGACCTCCCAGTCCTTTGTGGTTCCGACGATTCCCACTGCCCCGTCCTACAACTTTCCGAGTCCCCCAGATCCAGGGCTTCGGATTGTGAGTGCCAAGTTCACATATGGCAAACAGACATTCGACATCATCAAGTATCTGAACGCGAATCGGTATGGGGGATATGTGGAGTACCCCGTCAAGAAACTCATGAACGACCTGCGAGACGACGGCCTTCTCACGGAACCCGACGATCCAGTCTCCATTCAGGTGAGCCCACCTGTCGCGGCGATTCAATGGATTGATCCCGATGGATACCACACAAGGAGTTTTACCGCGGACCAGATCATCATCCTCGGCAAACTGTCTGCGTGGGGTCTGTTGATGAAGAAACCCAGTGAACTCAGTTGGAAGGCCGCCCTCGCCGCGGGCACACTCCAGTTTTGGCTGACCGTGATTGTCTTTTGGATCTTGATGATTGTCTGGGCGTACCAGATCTGGAACCACATTCTGATCTCTGGACTCACTCCAAGTAATGTAACGGAGAAGAGGTTCGGTGCGTATGGAGTCATCTTTGCAACGGCCGCGAGTATGGTGGGTCAGTTCGGACCAACCAAGTATGTCATGGCATTCCTCGCCGCCCTGGCCCCCGTGTGGTCCTTTGCCATTCAATTCGCCTTTTGGTACTTTGTCGAGAGCCAGCTGCCAAAGGGCAACGAGATGGTAGAGAATGGGCAGGTGCCTGGAACAGGAAAGGGGTCGATCAACTTTTCCGAAGGGTTCTCTGGGTTGAGGGATAGGTTTTTCGCGCCTAAACCATAATGATCGACGGCATATGGTTCGTCGCAGGCGTGACCTTTGGGTTGCTGTTGTCCACGATTGTCATTCCTCCCAAGCGCACAGTGTCCAAGGTTCCCGATCCCGCCGACGGACAGATGGTCTATCACACGGATACAGGGTGTGTCCGTGTGGAAGCCACGGAGGTTCCATGCACATCCGAGACAGATTCCTTCAACCTTCTTGCCTCTCTTAAGAAGTAATGGTGCTCAACATCACTGCCGCAATCGATCGTGCTCGGCCCTTCTTTTCGTTCATCATTGGTCTCGGGTTAGCCGCGCTGCTGTTTCACCGCGACTTCACGACACAGCACACACTTGCCTTGCCACTGGACGACATCAAGACCAAGACGAATCGAATCGACGGAAAGTGCTATCGCTACCGCGTGGAAGATGCGACATGCGAAAAGATGCCTTGAGTATAAACAATGGACAGTGACTCCACCTCTTTGGACGCCTTGCTCCCCTCTCCGCAGGGCAACCAGTCGGCGCCGCCTCTGATCCCGATGCCGTCCACCGAGCAGACGACACAGGGCTCGATGATTCCGTCCTTCAAGCCGTCGCTGCCAGCCATGGGGTTCATGTTCCGCAACCTGAAGCTGTATTTCTGCTTCTTTGTCGCCGCGGCCATCATTTCCCTGTCGACGCCTCGCAACATGCTGCTCCAGTATCTGCCAGCCATGTACACGAGTGGCGGCGTGGTGTCGTGGCAGGGCGCGGGCGTCCTCGGCGCCGCTGCCGTGGTGATTGCCCACCTGCTCTCCGTGTTTCTCGGTAGTTTGGGGATTTAAGACACGCAACACTTCATAAGGAATGAGTGACACCCCTGCATGGGTGTATCCCAACATTTGCTTGGGTGCAGGTGCGTCCTTGACCCCGTTTTTCGTGAATACGCATCGGGTGACACATGTCATCAATTGCGCCTTCTCCGACGACTCGCCTGCGTGGTTCCGCCGTCTGTATCCGAGCCGGTACGCTCAGCTGGACGCCTACGACTCTGTGCAGGTCAAGATTCTCGACTGGTACCCCGCCTTCGAGGCAGCCATGCGTGCATTTCTGCGTGCCCCCAACGCCATTGTGTTTGTTCACTGCCAGGCAGGTATCAATCGTTCAGCCTTTCTGCTGCTGTACTACATGTGTAAGAACTTCGGATTGGACTTTGCCACCCTGTTGTCTGCCGTTCGCAAGCAGAGGCCCCAGATTTGTTCAAACCCCGCTTTTATGAAGGAAGTCACGGAGGCACTGAAGAACCCATCTACATAGACAACCACAAGTTCAGTATGGATGTATTCAAGGTGAGACGGATACGGGAAACGGGATCGGCGTCCATCGGGACGCTCGATTCGGTTCACCAAGATATTGTCCAGGGATTGCGCGAGACACAATCAAAGGCAGAGGCCATGGCGGAGTTGGCCCAGTTGAAAGAGCGGATTCAAGCCGTTCGCGCGTCCAACGAGATTGGAGATGTGATTCAGTGTTCCCAGTGGGAAGCACGCGTCAAGGAGTTGGAGCAAGAGGCGGTCCAGTCAGACCCTGTACAGGAGTACTACTTGAAAAACATGGACATTCTGATGGGCTACTACAATCGAGAGTCGGGGGGCACCTCGGCCACGACGGTTGCGCCCAAGGATGCCAATACCTTCCTGAAGTACTTTGCCACTGCCGCCTCTACCGATACGGGAATCACGCGCAAACAGATGTTCGATGAGTATGTAGCTCGCATGAAGCTGGGTGCAGTTCCCGAAGCCACGCAGCAGCAGACGGAACATTGTGCACAGTGCAATGTCGCCCGCGAGGAAATCAGCTCCGAGGGAATTCTGGTGTGCCCGAAGTGCGGCTCCGAGGAGTATTCGTTGGTGGTCTCGGACTTTCAATCGTTCCGTGATCCGCCGAAGGAGCGGAACAATTACGCATACAAGAAGATTAACCATCTCAATGAGATTCTGAACCAGTTTCAGGCCAAGGAGTCCACGATGATTCCCGAGGAGGTGATGAATGAGGTGGTGCTGGAAATCCGTAAACGTCGCATCGACAATATTGCCGATCTGACGGAGAAGGAGATTCGCGAGATTCTGAAGAAGTTGGGGAGGTCCAAGTATTACGAACACGCGGCCCACATTTTGTCAAGGTTGAACGGCAATCCGCCACCCACCATCACGCCCGAGATCGAGGAGAAGATACGTGCGATGTTTCAGGAGATTCAGGCGCCTTTTCTGCTTTACTGCCCCAACGACCGCACGAACTTCCTGTCGTACTCCTACATTCTGTACAAGTTCTTTGAACTACTGGACTTGGACGAGTATAAGGTATACTTTCCGTTGTTGAAGTCGCGGGACCGCCTGATTGCTCATGACCACATCTGGCAGAAGATATGCGACTACCTGCACTGGGAGTTTATTCGGAGTGTCTAACAATGAGCGTCTTCGTGCTTTCGAGTTACGACACGACGGGTGCAGGCGCGGGCGCGGCTGCTATTGTAGGTGTGTATGCTACTCTTGATGCTGCTAAAACAAAAATTACGGCACTCGGAAAACTCGACAAGACGCCAGGTCAAGAACTCGGCCTGGGTACGCAGACAGGAGACGATGGAAAAGAAGACGAGGAGGGCGTAATTCACTATTATATAAAGGAGGTCGAAGTATCTCTCACTGGCGGCCGCCGCTCTCGGAAAACTCGTCGTCGCTCAACGAAGCAGTGAAAACACCATGGGGTCCGTGGTGACCACCTCGTCGCCTGGGTGGGAAAAATTGAACATGTCGCCCGGTTCAATGAACATGTCGTGCACAATGTTGTTGGCCTTGCAGAACTGAGCAAAGAAGGACTCGGAATTGAAGGGGTATAGACCTCCTGAATCCCAAGATCCATAGCTGAAGAGCATTGGACCTAGGAGTGCAAAGACATCGCGACGGGCCACCCAGAACTGCTCCTGTCCGAACGTCACAACGTTGTTGTCCCGCAGTGTCACCTCCGCCGCGCCTGTTTGGCGAGTACGAATCCGCTCGCTGCCAAAGTAGGGCAACGACAGGTCCAGTTTCTCTGTGAGAATCGAGTCGGTGCGGCACCTGACGACAATGTCAAACCGCATATTGTTGGCGCGCTCGTAGTCCAGAATCATCTGCCACGCCTTCCACACCTGGTAGTACTGGATCACGGTTCCGCTGCTGTGGAGGTACCCCATGTTCCACCCCTCGCCCGACCTCCCAAAAGCCTCGGATGTGATGGCTGGACGGTTACATGTGTCGAGGAAGTACATGAATGCATTGAACTCTGCGTCGCGCAAGGAGGGAAGAATCAATGATCCACCGTACTGAGCACCTTGGAAGTAAGAGGCCGTGACCGCTGGATTCCCTGACTCGCAAGCCAAGAACATGACAGCGTCATTGGGGAGAAGAAGGTTCTGCTTGAGAAGACCAACTGTGCGCCGTAGACCCCGCTCTTGGCCGTTCACAATAACTGCGATGGGCATTGTGTAGGACAAAGGAACAAAACGTGGAGTATTAACAATGCCCGATGCAAGCTTGTCGCCCACACAGGGCATGATTGCCCTTGGAATGATTTGCACAACATTGATTGTGCTGGCGGGTGTTGGGGTTTATCAACTCTCTCGTGCGCCCCCCGAAGCGATCGGGCAGGCACTGGTGATTGGAGCTACGGGGTCGGCGGCATCGGGTGTGATTCGTGCGGCGGAGGGTGCGCCCCAGGGTGGCCGTCGGCGTCGCCACAAGACCCCGCGGAAGCACCGTAGTCGGCGTCGCCATCAGTCGGTTTCCGTGTAGGCAAAGAGCGTCAGAGCCACCAGACTCATGGCTACGGCAATCCATCGAGCACCGTGGATCTTTTCACCGAACCAGAACACACCCATCAGCGTGACCATGATGTCACTGGAGAGGTTCCACACCAAGTTGACGACCGCGAGGCCTTCGCCCGTGACCTTCATGGCTTGCAAAAAGAGAAAAGGCTCCAGTGCATAGACCAAGGTCGCAAACGGCAGACCTGTGCGGATGGGCCACGAACCTGTGCCCACCTGTTTGATGGTGGACATCATCACCAAGTCAAGACCCGCCATTACCACGCCAAACGCGACAGGAACCACCGAGAAGCCCATTGTTCTTCTCAAGAGTATATAAAATGCCTGGAGAGACTGATGCCACCAAGGGAGTGTCGAATGAGGTGATCGTGGACTACTTTTACATCATGTTCTGGATCGTGGGTCTGGCCACAGGTTTGGTGTTGATCTTGGAACTGTACGGCATTGCCCTCGCCCCGAAGCGCGGCTTTGCCGTGTTCCTTGCGTCGGCCCCCACACTGACCCTGACCTTCCTGAACGCCGCGTTCCTGTACATCCTCAGCGTGCGTGCGCTGAAGTAGACTCCAACGCATCCAGTCGAGCGTGAATGCGGTTCAGGCTCTCCACGATGGACTCAAGCATTACTGTCTGTTCCTTGTAGGCGTACCTAAAGGAAGTTACGAGCTCGCTTTCCTTGGCTCTCGGGCGGTTGTTCCTGACATTCTCCTGCGCCTTGACGAGCAGTTCCTGTGGGGTGATGATTGGCGGAGGAGGAACCTTCTTGGCTTCCTCAAGCTGGGCGATGCGGGCATGAAGAGTGGCGAGTTCGGTATCGATAGCGGAAGACATCTTGAATGGAAAATGGTATTGAGTTGGGGTGACGGAATCCGTTTTCTATGCTATTAAAGAGAATGTCCGTCAATGTGAGTTCGAGCATAACATTGTGCGATCCAATGCCCGTGTCGCCCACAACGAAAGCACGCACCAGGCTGCGATGGCTTGGCGATGATATAGAGTATACCAACAACTGCCCCGAGAAAGAGATTGAATGTCTTCATGGCGATTGAAAATGAATAGTAGTTGGGTTGACATCCGTTTTTACGAGTTCCCGCAGCGGCGTTCGTGCTGGACGGCATAGAAGAGGACCTTGGACTCGCGCTTGCAGTGACGACAGACCCATACAGGGGGCGGTGGTGGTGACAGTAGGATACGGACGACCTTGCGACGGAGAGGACGGACGAGGTTGGGGCAGGTGCGGCAGTTGTGCCCCTCGGTCTGGCACGAAGAGCAGGGCATTTTGGCATGACTACAAAAGAGGTTTGGGCTGGGCAGATGGAATCCGTTTTCTACACTCGAACAGGAAGAACAATTGGACGCGTTGGTATGCTCTTATCTTCCGCAGTCCTGTCGATGCCGCGCCATACGTACCAGTACTTTCCAGAGCGGTATGCAGTTTCGACTGCACCTCGAGACTTCCTGATCAGAGCTTCTTTGAGCCTGCCTGAAGTGACCTTGATCCATGTGTCCGTTGGAAGACCATCTTGAAGTACTCGAAGCTCAAACGCCAACTCGTCTATGTCCATGCGGTGAAATCCTCGCTCGGAACTAGCAGATGACCAGAGATTGATGAGGTGTTCCATTGTCAACGGAAAAGTAAGTAAGTAAGCGCGGAATCCGTTTTCTACGCGATCACGTCCTTCGGGTCCAGTCGGGCCGAGAACGCGAACAGCCAGAGTCCAGCCTGTGCGCACTTATCTCTGACCTTGTCCGTCAGCTTCGAGTCAATGGCCTTGTGCGACATGCGTACGTTCAGGTTATCCAGGCGGCGCATCATCTCGTCTACGGAGATCTTGTGCTCCCTGGTGATGGCGACAAAGTCGTCGAGAAGGCTGTCGCTGTTGAAGTTGGGTCGCTGTGGGCGACCACTCGTGACCTTGAGGGGCTTGTACTTCTCGCAGAAGGCCTTGCGGGCAGCAAGGATTGAATCCATATCTGCCATTGGCTCGTCTGTCACATACAGTTCGGGAACCGACACTGCCTTGTTCAGCCGCAGAAACTCAGCCTTCACCTGCTCATGCGTTGCGTCCCACATGATGTCCACAAGAATCGGCGCAATCTCTGTGATTCCAACCAATGCCTCTCGGCGGTGGTTGGACTCGTAGCAGTACAGCTTCTTGTTGATGCAGGCTAAGTACATCATCCCATCGAGTCGCCCGGACTGCTTCACGAAGGCGTGAATCTCGGCCACCCGCTCTGCATCAGGCGGTCGGTTGTGCTTCCACCGCTCAATGCCCAAGTCGTTGAAGATGTGAAGAGGAACCCAGTAGACATAGTGGCTGCCATGGTCGCCGCCTGCGACGTTGTTGTCGGCGAGATACTTCTGAATGTGTGCCATCTTGAATGGAAAAAGTTTTTTGGCTGGGCGTGAATCCGTTTTCTACCTGTTGGCGTCAGATACATACCCCACTCTCCAGGCGATCCGCAGCCCGTTCTGTGGCAAGATCAAGAGGCGGGGTGTCATGTAGAACTCCTTGGATCCGATACTGGGAGATATCACGGGAAACGGGCGACTGGCCGGATCATCGGTGACAGCCATTCTTACGTCGCCATGCCGTTCCATCTCGGAATACGCAATCTTCGGACGGAGGGATGGGCGGCCCTGTCCGATTGGATACCAAACATTCATAGAATGTAGGGTCTCTCGAATGATACTTTCGGGTTTGTGCTTACCAAATAGTCTTGGTCCGTTCTCCACACAATAGTTGACAACGCGATCCTGCAACGATAATACAAAGTTGTAGATACTTCCGACGGAGGATTCGGCTACGCATCGCTCCTTGCCATACGGATCACATCCATTGAATCCGATAATACAAGTTAAGCTGGCGCCTGGAATGACTTCGATGTGGCCACTGCCGTCTGTATGAAAGAGTGACTCTTGGACTTGAAATCCAGTGACAAGTCCAACTGGGACTCGAATCTTCAGCGGGGCGCCATTGTATGTGATCTGACACTCGCGTCCGCCGTTGCCATCGTGGTCTGGGTCCCCAATCGTTACCTTGCTGATGTCGATTTCGTGGATGCTGTGGAAGAACACTTGAGAAGATGCCATTGTTGCCTCGGTTGCAGGCTCTACTCCGATATCTGTCCCACAGAATCCGTTTTCAGCGATATGCGGGCTGAAGGTGGGGATCCTTCGGCATACCATTGACAACGAATGGATTAGGTGCAGTGGGTGTCGGTGGAGGTGGCGGAGGTTGTGTTCGGACTTGCTCTTGTTCATACTCCATGCAGCCACATGTGTTGAAGAACCAGTACCATCCGCATCCTTGTCCGATGAGAGAGCAGGCGGCAGCGCCGCAGTAGGCGAAGACTTCCATTCTAGACGAAAAGATTTGTTGGTGGGCAGATGGAATCCGTTTTCACCTTGCCCACCCCCACTACGTAATGTACGCAATCTTCTGGAACATCAATGGCTACATTGGAAACGGCGAGTATGTCCTGGACGAGCAGACTATGCGGGCCTGGCTTGGCTGTCTACGATTTGACTATCCCGACATGCAGCACTGGGGGCAGCTGGCAAACGGCGAGCGCTACGCCGAGACCATTCCGATTCCGCTGGTGAACGATCGAGCGCTACGCCGAGACCATTCCGATTCCGCTGGTGAACGATCGAGCGTTCACATCTGCTATTTGAACGCTCGAGACTAAGCAATGGAATATTGGGTGTTTATCATCCCCGTCCTCTTAACCATCAATGCAGTATTGATGTACTGGCTTTTCAAGGAGAACCCCGACTATGTAGATATGGCTGAACACAAAAAACATGAGTTTGTTGCCCGTATCAACGGACTCCTGTTTTCGATGTACATGTTGTTGATGTGGTTCTTTGTCGGGTCACACAAAGACTCGTTGTCTATGATTGAACAGGCATTGGCGTACATGGTATACGACGCAGGACATCTCACCTTTTATGCAAAATCACCCGACTTTTTCATTCACCACGCTATCATCTGGATTGGTTACTTGTTTGGAGGGCTATCGGAATACAATGTAACGACGGGGTTTGATGCATTGTGTATTTTGGAATCAACAAACCCCTTCCTTAGCCTGAGTTGGTTATTAGAAGCTCTGAAGTACCCGTACGATAACATGCACATGGGTATTCTTGCAGTTACGTTCGGGATATGGACATTGGTGCGCATGGTGTATTATCCCTACTGGGCCAGCATGAATGCAATGAAAACTACGTCGCTGACATTAGTCAATGTCGGCTATATGATGCTAAATACCTATTGGTTCTACCTGTTGTGCAAGAAAGCACATAGGACTGTCACCAGCTCGTCTCCTTCTGGTGGCGACGCTCCTCCAACGCACTAGCCGCATCCGTATACGGGGGCGGTGCCCAGCTCACACGGACTCCGTATGTAGGACTGTGTTCCATGTGTCGAATCTCCGTCGACACATCGCAGTCGGGAAAGTGCTCCTTGGTCCAGAACAGCAGACTGTCGAATGCCACGCCAAGCTCCATGGACTTGGAGGCCGCGTAGGTCATGTACCCGGCTTCTGCAGTCCGTCGGATCTCCTTGTAGAACTCTTCGGCAGCCAGCTGTCCCTTCAGCTCCTGCTCTCTGTAGGCGATGCGATCCTTCTCGGCAATGGCGGCGGCGCGGGCATTCTGAAGTGAGCTACGAGTGATAGGCTCCATGGTAAAAGGTTTGTGGGTGTGGACGGGCAAATTCATTTTCAACGAATCCACCATCCCTCGGCGTGCTTGACCTCGTAGCACCGATCCGCCGTGTGGTACAGGCGCCCGCAACGACTGCACCAGTCCTTGGCTTCAGGGTTCTCCTTTGGCGGGCGACATCCCTTCTCGTGCTGTTCGCAGGCGTAGCGGTTGGGGTAGTCCGATACACACCACTGGCACGCCCAGCTCGTGTTCTCGGGCTGCGTGCAATCCCCGACCTTGTGCCCCGTTGCGTGGCACTTCACACACGCGTCGGGCGGGGCGTGCATCAGGAACCGAATCGCCTGTTCCTCTTCGTCAGGGATTCGCATCTCTGCGCATCCGTAGTGGCGCACGGAGTCCAGTCCGTGCTTCTTCATCAGGGCGAGCGTGGTATCCAGAACATCGGTGCCGCTCTTGACGGGACGTGTCTCGACAATGCGCACGGGGTTGTAGGTCTGGATCCACTTGGGACCGAATCCGCATTCGTAGTAGGCGTAGGTGTGCTCGACATTCTGTGACTTGCCGACAAAGTACTTCCCGCAGGTGAGTTCGAGAATGTAGAGGTGCTCCATGGTGACACGATGGTTTGTCTCTGTCTCCAGAAATCCGTTTTCTACGGGTAATACAATGCAGTTCTACCAGATCTACTTCTTCTTCCTGAAGGTTGTCGTGTTGGCTCAGGTTGTCCTGATGGCGCTTGGGTTTGAAGTGGCCAAGAGTCCGATGTTTGCCATTGTGGACGCGGTCTTCAAGATTTCGCTGGGCCTGTTCCTTGGTATCTACTTCTGGCTCTTCCGTCCGAAGGGCATCAACTGGGAAGATGGTCTCATCATCTCGGTTGGTGGCTTTCTGATTCTGACAGAGATTCGCTTCGAACCGCTACTGAAGATCTACGACGAGCGCGACAAGATCATTTCCACTGTTTTCCATACAACTTCCTAATCGGAATGTGCGACTGCTTGAACACAATCTCATCGACAATCTGAAACGTGTCCGTCACGGGCACAAAGGCCACTTCGTGATTGTGGATCGTCGTGATGACAGCTGTGTCGGGGCACTCGCGCCCCATGAACCGCAGGGCATCTTGGTAGGTCTTGATTCCCTTCATCTGGCTTTTCTTCACAGTCTTTGTCCCTATCGTCACCATGGGCTTGTCTTCGAATCCGAAGCAGTTGCCCATTGTCACTTGGCCCAGCTAACTTTAAAGCAGTTTGTGAACCACACCTTGTCGATTCGACAGTTGGGGAAGTTGCCGACAAGCTCTGCCTTGGCCTTTTCTCGCGTAAGGTTCCACGGGACATCGATGTAGTCATACGTCAATCCCGACCGAGCGGCAAGTTCAATCTGGCGAGTGGCAGTGTTGATAAAGTCCTCGGCTGGATCGTAGCTCGCAGACACAGCGCGCAGATCCTCGGCGGATGGCATTGTCGTTTAGGCGACGGACATGTTAAAACGCAATGGAGCAATTTGGTGCAAACTTCAGGGCGCTGAACATTCCTGCACGCAAGGCAAAGTTGGATCAGATTACGATGTTTCTGCGCCAGCAAAATGCCACCGTAGAGGCGGAGGCATTTCAGGCGTTGCGGTGCTGTTATCCAGCGTTTCCACTGTCAGCAAGTGAGCGGGCGTTTCAAGAGTACATTGCGTGGGGTGAGATTGCCCGTATCCAGGACCATCCAGTTGTGCGGCACATCCTGTCGCAGGGTTGAGCTGCAGAGAGCTCAGCTCTCAGTAATACTGAGGGAAGGTCACGCGGAGTCCGTAGTACACCAGGCCGAACACCAGGGCGTGGGTCACGGACTGGACCAAGAGCGACTGGCCCGGCGGCAGGGCAAGCAGCACACCAGGGGTCAGCACCACGAACAGAATCATGGGGATAATCACGTTAAGATCCATTTATATTCTGTGTAAGACAATTCCACCTGGCGTTCGGCTCACGAATGCTCGTCCTCGATACTTGTTCTGAAGGATTCGGACGATATCGGACAGATGCTTACGGAGAACACAGGGTCTGCACTGGTGGTCTCCGTCGACAATGTCGGAGTAAAAAAGATGGGCCTTGCCCGTCTTGAGTGCCTCGTCGGCTGCGAAGGAAACCGTTTGTACAGAGAATCGGATCTGCTGCCGCTCGACAGCTTCGTCCATTGTCTTTTACGCAGAGTTGTATCCATCCCCGCTACTCGGAACCTCGTTGAAGGTCGAGTGGGTCCAGTACTCGTGAGATCGCATTCCGTTGCGCATACGAAACATCATATCCGAGTAGCTGTTCCAGTGATAGCCTCCGCCATCCGCGAACAACTGCTGAAGAAACCACGATGTGGCTTGATCGTCCGACTCTGTTTGCATCGGGTCACGCGGCGGGGGTGGCGGCCGCGGCCTTACCTCGTCAGGAGTGGTTAGCATGAGAATTGAGTTCACAATGTCGCCTTCGTAGCGACGCAAGGCACGGATCGCCTGTCCACGCGTGACTTCTGCGTGCAGCATGACGAGCGCCACGTCTTCTTCGGGTACCTGTACGCCGTCACCGATGCGAAGGATACGACGCCGCGGTGCAGGTGCAGGCGGAGGCGGCGGAGGCTGGACGGGCTCAGGACCCAACGCCTCCTGAATAAGGTCAAATAGAGCACCTTGCCCCTGTCCCCGCCCCTGCCCGATATCTATCCTCCATCTCGACATATCCCCCATGAACAATGACATGGCGTGCCTTTCCACTCCCTGTTTGGCGGGCGCTTCGGTCACACCAAGCGGGTGGCGACACATTGGACAGTTGGGATTTTCGCTGGACCAGCGAGTCAGACAGGCAATATGGAAGGAGTGTTTACATGACAGCGTGCAGTGGCCAGTGGTGGTGGTGACGGATTCATAGCAGATTGAACAATCCTCCATGAAGGCGTACTTTGGCTCTTTGGTATGACTTTCGTTTTTAGTCGTACAACCCATCTGCACAACGGGGAATACGGATACGAAGGAGTGGCGTTGACGGCGCAGTGGGCTGTGCGGGCACGAACCCACCCGAATGCTCAAAGTGAATCTCAGTCATGTTCCCAAGATCCTTGATTCGCCCCTGCATCCACAGCCACATGATGGCAAAGGCGTTTCGCTTCTTGTTCTTTGGGCGGACGATTCCACCCGCTTCTACGCAGAGGATTACAATGTACGACAGGTCGCCAGGGAGTACGCTTGCTCGGATGAACTCGGGGGTTAAGGTGTGGGCTGCCTTGGTAATGCGGGGCATGCTGACGGTGTCCTCGAACATATCGATGCGGGCACGGGAAGCAGGGCGGACCAATGTGTCGTAGGCGTACGCGTAACACTGAGGGCAATTGATGCACTCCATGTTAAAAGTATCCTTGTTCTGTGCTGCTGAATCCGTTTTTCAGCGGGCCGATACGTAGGCAATGTGCTCCTCAAGCGTTCGGAATCGCTTCTGGTCGGCAACCCACCACGCATTGTCATTCTCAAACTCTGGAACCTTGGGCTTCAACTCATGTCCCTCCTCGCCAAAGAGGTCGCGTAGAAAGCCCTCATAGTTGGCGAAGTGAGGCACATTCTCAATGAAGACACACATTCCGTGCTTGGCGATGGTCTGCATGGACCGCATCGTCCTTCCGACGGAAGAAACCGAGTGTCCCTTGTAGTCCATCGCAGCACCCATCGCAGACATCATGGGGTCCATTGACCCACCAAACCCCTCTGGGTCGTTAAAGTCGCGAACCCAATGCCATCCATTGAGCTTGTCGAGAGCCGTCTCCGCGGACTGAAGCATGTGGTTGAAGTTGTCATCGTAACCGAGGAGCTTGTAGTTGAAAGGCATTGAAAAATAAATAGATGGATGCGCGCGGATTCGTTTTCAGCGGCTGGTGTTGAAGAACCTGACCATGTCAAGAGCACGAGCGGCTGCGTTGCGGATGGCCAGATCGGACAGCGTTGTTGAGGTTCGCCAATCGTCACCGAGTGACGCCTTGATGCAACGGTCATAGATGACCACCTGGGGAATGTCGGACGCCTCTCGCTTGCGGGCCAGTTCGAACACCGCATACCGCACCGTCTCAATCTGGTAGACATCCAGTTTGTTCCAGTGAATGGCATCCGCTGCCAGTGCCTCGTACCCGTGCTTGAACGCGTACTGCACGATACGGAGAGAGGATACAAGGCTGCCCCCACTATGTCCCTGCTTTGCCATCTTGGCGAGGATGGCATGAAGAGGAGGTTCGTGAATGTCGGCGGTTGTGCGAATCCAGTCAACGGCGTCTGCACGTTGTGTGGCCTGGATAGCATCGGCGTAGTCTGCAGATTCGTTCGGGGTGAATCCGAGTGTGAGGAAGAAGGACTCCATTGTGTATGCGGGGCAATGTAAAAAGTGTTTTGTGTGGGGAATCCGTTTTCAGTAGCGGCTCGCGCGGTCCAGCTTGCGCAGGTCGTCCTGGTCGTAGCCCTCCCACATCTCCTTCTCCGCCTCCGCAAGGTCGGCACGGCGGTTCTGGAGAAGCCAGGACCAGTCGTCTCTCTGGCCCTTCGTCAAGCCGCCACGAAGGCGTACCTCAATCTCGGCAATCTCGGCGCGCATGGACTCAAGCGACGTGTGGCGCGGTTCGGGCGACGGCGGCAGGGGCGGCGGCACAGGGTTGATGGGTCCGTAGCGAACCTCGTAGCACTTGAGGCAGTAGCTGTCGCTCCACAGCGAATGGGAGCCGCATCCCCGACAAGGGTCGCTAGACTCTTCGTCGCAGGTCTGGCACATGCGGCCGCTTCCGTCGCATGTACAGCGGGACGCGTCCTCGTCGAAGGAATACTGGATCCTGCATCCGTCGCACACGTCCTCGTCGTTTGCGAGGAGGATCCCGCATCCGCGGCAGGGCGTATCCACGCCGCACCAGATGTCCCACTCGGCATCGTCGTCGTGGAACTCCCAGCAGCGGCCCGTGTGGTCATGGTCGTAGTCAACGAAGGCCCGGTTGCATGGGTGGTCGCGCACCGAGAGGCAGGTGTGACAGTAGTCAGACCCGACAATGGTGGCGCCCACGTCCCCGCAGCCAGGGCAAGCGCACATGGGGCACTTGCTGTTGGCAATGGGAACCTCGTGGTTGCAGGTCGTCTCGGTGCAGAAGAAGGTGTGGGAAGACATGGTGTTGGTGATGGAAGACATGATTGCTTGTGTGTTGGCGCCCAATGGAAAATAAGTTTGGGGTAAATGAATCCGTTTTCAGCGGTTGTCTGCTCAGAACCGAGAGCCAATGTCGAACAGCGAACCATTGTGCTCGTGGGCCACAGCACCCGTGTATGTGACACGACCCTGGTGGACAATGTCGTCCCAGGCGCTCGTGTCCTCCTCAGCATCCAGCTGCTCATCCGTGAAGCGCTTGTAGACACGGACCTTGCGCTTGACCGTGGTCCATCCCTTGGTATCATCCTCCATCAGAGGCTCGCACCGACAGGGCCACATGTCTCCGCCTGGGAGACGAACCTGGTACGCAGGGTTTGTCTTGCACTCCTGTAGGGCGAAGATGTAATCCTCGCGGCGCTCCATCTGCTGGTGGCGCTCGTTGAAGCTCATGGAGTCGTAGATGGGATAGCGGATCTCAGCCATAGTAGAAGAAGACATGTTAGCGGTAAGGTCTCATGGCCCTCCGCCACACGTTTCCGTTTTTAGCGACCATGGATGCAGTTAGTGAACTGCAGTTGGGTCGTTAGGTGGGGGTTTCGGGGTTGTTTCTACTTGCGCTTGAACACCAGCTTCCAGACCAGGCCGCACACAACGGCGAACAGGACGGCGTGGGTGAGGTTGACCGTCAGCGTCGAGCCACCCGGCGGCAGGCGGACGAGGACACCCGGGATGAACGCATAGAACAGAACCGCGTGAAAGAGAATCTTGCCCCACATGTTGATTTATTCATAGCTGCGACAATTTTCACGCGACCCAGTATAAATGAGTGCCTCAGCCGCTCCTGCTCCTCCTGCTACGACCGACAAGGTTGCAACGACGACCACGGTATCCACGCCCGCGGGGTCAGCGAGTGCCACGGCGCTCCTTCCTGCGTGGCTCTCTGGAGGCTACATGACAGTGTATCTTATCCTCTTCTTCGTGTGGATCGTGGCCTACTATATTGGTGCAGCCAAGATCTCCTACGACCAGTCGGGCTCGGGGCTGTATGCATTCATCGCCTTCTTGTTCGCGCCCCTCTACTACCCGTACTATGCGTTCTTCGTATCCAAGCCTTCTACAGTCGCCATGATGGGCGGCGGGAGGGGTGGGATTGCAGGGAAGATCCGCGAGGGAGCGACTCTGGTGGATTCGTTTGCAAAGGCGATCCTGAAGACGGTTCCTAAACGGGTTTAGGTTCTCCCTGAAACAGGAAAATGAACTTTTTGCTGAGGTCATCAAAGAAAATGAAGATCGCATATAGGAACATGAAGTTGCCTCCGTATTGCTCGACATAGTGCTCAAGCGCTGGCTTCAGAGGAATGATGGGAATAACAAAGCGAACCATATAGGTCACCCAGAAGGCTGCGATCACCAAGAGGGACACCTCGGCGATCACATCCGACCACTGCAGCCACGCGGGCTCCTTCTTCCACTCCTCCGTGTAGTCGGGAAAGAACTGACCGATTCCGTAGGACACCAAAAATCCAAGAATCGCATAGAGGACTCCGATGACAATGAGATTGATGGTCAGAGCGATCACGTGTCCCTCAACCTTGGGCAACGAGTTCAATCCCGCGTTCTTCATTATTTAAACACGAGACAAAGAGTATAGTCATATGACGGTCGCAGGCTCCCTCGTGACAACCACGGCGCTCCGCACATGGGGCAAACATCTGATTCTTGACGCGGCGGGCTGTTCTCCGAAGATGATTGGAAGCGCAACCGTAATTACAAGCTTCGCACGGTCGCTGGTCAAGCGCATCGACATGGTCCCGTTTGGGTCGCCACAGGTTGTCATGTTTGGAACTGGAATCAAGAAGGGTTACACGCTGGTGCAGCTGATTGAGACTTCGAACATCATGGCGCACTTTGTGGAAGAGAACAACTCCATGTATCTGGATGTGTTCTCCTGCAAGGACTTTGACCCGCAGGTCGTCGAGGAGGCGGTGAAGGAGTATTTTGATGCCCAGGTCTTCAAGTCGACAACGATTCTGCGCGAGGCACCTGTTGAGCGCCTGGCTTAGAAAGGTACGACGCGGTTGGGGCCATCCATGGAGTCCAGAGAGCACTGGCCAGCCTCGGCGCGGGTCTGGTCGCCACAGAGCACGCGCTCGCGCTGGGCACCAAGTGGCACGGGGTTCAGACCCATCGTAATGTCCGTGGAACCAAACTGTTCACGGCTGTAGTAGGCAGCCACCACGACCACAGCCAATGCAGCGATCAGTAGATACTGGCGCTTCATTTGCTCTTACGCGAGAGAAAGGTCTTGCGAATCCAATTACGGTCGCGCTTGAATGTCTTGGCCGTTCCAGGGGCGCGCTTCTTGGAGTAGACAGCGACGGCATTCAGCTTACGAAATGCCGAAAGCGGACCCACCTTGCGAACGACCTTGCGCAGAGTGGCCCGACGCGACCGCATGGAGTCCTTGGCATGGTATCCCATCAAGGCACCCTTGCGAAGGGTTCCGATGCGATTGCGACGACCGCCCAGCATGCTATTGCCACCACGGCTGTCCTCAAACGATCCCGTCCCGCCGCGCGTGTTATCTCCCATCACGGGTCCAGCTTCGACGACGACCATTTGTCAACCCAGTGGAAAATTATTGAGAGGCCATGGAATCGCGCGCCGCCTTCTTGGGGCACGAGGAGCACTTGGGCTCCTGTGCAGCTCCCGTCACGGTACTGATGTTCGGCAAGACGACCATGGCTCCAATCACAACGAGAATGAGAACCAAGAGAATGATGTCCCACATTTACTAACGGCCGAGAATCCCATCTGCGCAATCGGAACACACAAATCCCCAGGTCTTGTAGAGCTCCACGTTCTCATTGAGTGGCATGTCGTAGGCGGAGCAGGTCTTGCACTCTTGGCGGTCATCGGGAGCAGGGTGGAACTCGGTGGTCGTCTGCTTCTTGCGACATCCACAGCGCCTGCCGCAGATGAGGCTGTCACATGAAGTGGTTTGAGGGCGGCGACCATGCTTGCGGCATACGATCGTGTCGCCTACTCGGTTCACATGGGTGCAGTAGCGGTCGCACGGAGTTTCGGGTTCCGCGCGCAGGGGGCAGAAGTAGCGAGTCCCCCAATGACACTTTGGACAGACATACTTCTCGCAGGCGCTGCAGTTGGGCTTGAGGTGGACGACGAGAGTGGTTGAGCAGTCAGGGCAGGACATTTTGGCAGACGACATACCCTTGTCTCCCATCGTTAAAATCCGTTTTTAAGAACAATGGCCAAGAAGACCCTTCGTCGTCGTAAGACAAAGTCCAAGACCAGTACCCGTCACCGCCGTGTAGCCCTGACTCGACTGTCTTCCTCGGTTGGAATGATTGAGCCCGTGCGTGTTCAGCCACCCACGTTAGTGCCGTCTAAGAGTTTAGACATCAAATCTCAAGAAGAAACAAAATGAGTTCCGATACTGCATCCGTACCCGAGCCCGTGGCCGCGCCAGCCCCTGCGCCTGCACCCATTGACCCTGTGACAAAGGCGGCTGAGGACATTGCTGGCATCTACAATGTCGCGGATTGGAAGAAGCCTGTACCGACAGTCCTGGCGATCTATGCCCATGTCTCGACCACGACGGCCCTCACGGGCGAGCAGCGCATCAAGGCGGTTCAGCAGATCATCCTCATCATTGCCAAGCGGTCTGGAACGAGCGAGGACGAGTCTGCGGCGACATTCTTTGCCAACGAGGTGTTTCCCCACATTGTCCATGCCATGGAAACAGTGGCCGCCAAGGTGCCTGCCGTCGAGGCCGTCAAGGACTTTGCGCAGACAGAGATGAAGGCTGTCTCGCCTGTTGTGATCGCAGAGCTCAAGAAGGTTTCAGGTTGGTGCTGGTAGAGGGGTATGGGTATTCCATATTATGTGGCCAGTCTCCTGAGGAAGAACAAAAGTATTCAACAGCATTACACATCGTTCGAGGCCGATGCGTTCGGCATTGATTTCAACTGCTTCATCCACGCAGTCCTTGATGACATGGACCCTGTGGGAAGTATCGTGAGGGGACTGCGAGAGTATCTGACTCGCATTACGTGTCCGCGAATCTATGTGGCATTCGATGGCCTGGTCCCCTATGCAAAGATTGTCCAGCAGCGGTATCGTCGTTTCAAGATCCCCGAGAAAGTTGGCGTCTTTGATCGTCATCAGATCTCGCCTGGGACCCCGTACATGGTGGAGTTGCTGAAGGAACTGAAAGAGGCTTTCCCGCACGTCGCGTTCTCAGGTACAGATGAGCCCGGCGAGGGGGAGCATAAGGTTTTTCTCTGGCTACGAAGTCTTGAACCCGATTGTCGAAAGCGCATTGCCGTCTACGGCCTGGATGCCGATCTGGTTCTCATCGCATTGGCACAACGCTCGTTGGGCGATCTCTACCTACTTCGAGACGATGACGCTTTCTCCATCCGAGCTCTTGCTGGAGCTCTTCCAATGGAAGTGGATACCTACGTTCAAACGGCCATCCTCTGCTTCGGCAATGACTTTATGCCTACGCTGGCTTTCTACTCTCTCCGTGAAGATGGCCACTCCCGTGCGCTAAAGTACAAGATTGACGACGCGGCCAAACACGAAACCAGAATCTTGCTTGAGCGACGCAAGCCAGGAATGTGTAGCAAGGATGGGCGCGCCCTGGAATCCCAGGTGGGTGCTCATCTGCTCGATGGAGTGGTGGATTGGGCTCCAGTGTGTGATGCGTTTTGGAAGACCTTCAAGTGGACAGAGGAGTACTTTACCACTTCTCGCGTTCCTGACTGGTGTTGGGTGTATCCGTATGCCGAGGCTCCGTTGATTCAGACATTGGTCGACTTTTCCCCAGCGCCCTACGACATTGTTTGGGAGCACCCGACACCTCCATTCCATATCACGAACCAGCTTCAGGTGATTCTGCCGAAGGCATCCTTGAAGACTGCACGGCGGCGTGTCCGCTACCCCGACGAGATCTACGATGAGTCAAAGGACACTCGGTATCCGTGGATGAAGCGGTTTGCATGGGAGACAGATCCCTACATTTCTGTTCCGTGGCATCCGACCAGACCCCTCACTTCCGTAACTGAAATCGTCCTCCCCGAATACCGATCTTCTGAGACGGGAGAGGCGGAGGCGGCATCATCGAAGCAGGCTGTATCCCCTCGGGCGGCGCCTCGATCTTCCCGATCATTGTCAGGCCCTCGGGGATCAGCTCGCTAAAGTCGTCGGACCGAGCCGCAGCGTATGTCGCTTCAATTTTATTCATGTCGTGAATCTTGCGAAGAGCGGACATTCCATTGGAGTCTTGGAGCATTTTCCAGTGCCGCGTAATGTGTGCATAGTACGCTTGGCGGTACTGAGTAGCGGTCCGTGTCTTGACATTGTTGCGCAACAGTTCAAAACACGCATCCACTGTGGAATAGATCGGCCTGCGGAGCCTCTGGTTCACGGAATTGTGGACACGAAACGAAAACATCAAGAAGGCAGCGCGGGACTCGAGCATCGAAGGGAACCGACTGCGGTAGACCTCCAAGGCTTCTTGGAAGTGTCCTTGGCAGGAAGGACATGTGATGGTAGCTGCGAACAAATCAAGCCATGATCGCATCAGAGCCTTTTCAGCGCCCGACGGCTGGTCGGGATACAAGGATGCCATTGAGTGAAGCGTCATCCACCCCAGTGGTCCCCATATGGACGTCATTACTCTTTACAAGGAAATCATCACTTCAAGAAACCCCCGAGGTTTGCAGCCGCGTGAATTTCCTCCACCAACTTCGGAGGCGCATTCTGGCTCACTGGGTGGCCCGACTTGGCTAGCTGAGCGCGCATCTGCTCGACCGACAATTTGGACGTCACCTCGGACGCACGCCTCTCCTGCTCTTGCTGTCCCTTTGGTGTGAGGACACGGAGGGTGCCCCGACGGAACGGCGGGCTCTTTGACGGGTTGTTGCTCGGTTCCAACTTGGCCTTGCGAGTCTGTCGTGCCCCCTTCATGGCTCCAACCGGGTAGGTGCGATGGGCCTTGGCACTTGTCTTGCGAGGGGCGACGGGGTGAGCCTTGGGCAGAACACGGCGACTCTTGGTGATTTTCTTGGGTGCAGGCTCGGGGGTGACTTTGCTGTTCTTTACAAAGACCTGCTTGACATCGGCGTCCATGCTTACTAAAAACGAATGATTTCGTTTACAGCGAATGAAAGGCACACAGTATGGAGTGGCAAGCCGTCAATACCTATTTCGAGAAGGGTGTGCGTCGCCTCGTAGACCATCAGATCGACTCCTTCGAAGATTTCGTTCGCAACAAGCTGCCCCTGATCGTCCAGTCAACCCCGCCAATCACTGTTTGGCACGAGCAAGATGAGAAGCTGAAGAAGTACAAGTATGAGCTCCGTTTGTCGTTCGAGAATGTCACCTACCTGAAGCCTCGACTCCAAGAGGCGACGGGCCGCGTCAAGCCCATGCTTCCCTCGGAGGCTCGTGTGCGCAACTTCACCTACGCAGCCCAGATGCACGCCGATGTGCGATTTGTGGCTCGCACCTACACTGGTCCTCTACTGGACACTTACGACGAGGAGTTCCGAGTGTTTGAGGGCATCAGTCTCGGCAAGCTGCCTGTGATGCTCGGGTCAAGCCTGTGCCTGCTGAAGGATTATCCTGCGACGCTGACGGATCTTGGCGAGTGCTCCCATGATCCGCTGGGGTATTTCGTGGTCCATGGCTCAGAGCGCACCATCCTCTGCCAGGAGAAGGTGGCTGACAATCGCATCATGATCTTCCAGAACAAGAAGACGGCGTCCAAGTACTTCTACTCGGTGGAGATGAAGTCCCTGCATGAGTCGTTCACGACACCGCCCAAGAAGCTGGAGATTCGGCTGAGCTCCAAGTTCAACGGCTTTGGTTACCCAATGGTGGCGTGTGTGCCCCGCTTCCGAGAGGACATTCCCATCGTGGTGTACTTCCGCGCCATCGGTGTCACGAACGATCGGAGCATTGCTCGCATGGTCTGGGGAGACGAGAACGACTCGCATGTCGACATGCTGGGCGCGTCGTTTCGCGACTGCGCAGAGTTGGGAATCTTCACTCAGCAGGATGCGGTCCAGTACCTGACGGGCCATCTGCAGTATGGCACCAACCAGGAGGACAAGTGCGCGTATGTTCGCCAGCTGCTCACCACCGAGTACCTGCCGCACGTGCGCTTTGCGGGCGAGACGACCACACCCGAGGTCTTGAACGCACGCCGCGCTCTCCTGACCGCCTCCATGATTCGTAGGCTCCTGCTGACCTACGGCGGCCACATTCCGCTGGATGACCGCGATGCGTACCCGAACAAGCGCGTGGTCACCACGGGTGCGCTGCTGACGCACCTGTTCCGTCAGCTGTTCCAGAAGGTCTGCAACGACACTCGCAATGAGTTCGTGCAGGAAGTGAACAATGACTCGTGGAAGAAGGCGGGACCCGATGGCCGCCCGGCACCGATGGAGATTCTGAACATCAACAATCTCTACAAGATTCTGAAGCTGTCCACGATCGAGGGCAAGCTGAAGCAGGCACTGGCCACGGGGAACTTCACAGTCCAGGGTCTGGGCACATCGTCGTCCACTTCGCTGTCCAACGCGACCAAGGTCGGTGTCTCGCAGGTTCTGTCGCGCATGTCCTATGCCGCCACACTGTCCCACTTGCGCCGTATCCAGACACCCGTGGAGAAGTCGGGCAAGCTGTTGGCGCCTCGCAAGCTCCATGGCACCTCGTGGGGATTCATGTGTCCAGTGGAGACTCCCGAGGGCCATTCGGTGGGTATCGTGAAGACCATGTCGCTCCTGACGTCGGTCACGCAGCACGTGCCGAGTCACACGGTCCTCCACTTCTTGCGCGAGACTCCTGGAATCATCTGGATTCAGCAGGCCATCGTCTACCCTGGTACCTCCATCACCGTAAATGGTGTTCTGACGGCCTACACGGAGGACCCGCACACGGTCGTCAAGGCCCTGCGGACGGCCAAGCACACCTTCCGCCTTCATCCGCACACCTCCATCGCGTGGTACACTCTGCTGAACACCATCATCATTGAGACGGATGGTGGCCGCGTGGTACGCCCAGTGTTCCGTGCAGGGGCCGAGCCGCCGCCCGAGTCGGAGCGCGGTGATTGGAACAACTGGGTCAAGGCGTGCATGGAGTACATTGACGCCTCGGAGACGGAGACCTTGCGCGTGGCTCTGACGCGCGGAGAGGTGACTTCGCACTCTCACCACGAGATTCACCCGTCGATGCTGGTGGGACACATGGCGGGCACCATTCCGCTGTCGGACCACAACCAGTCTCCTCGTAACACCTATCAGTCGGCCATGGGCAAGCAGTCCATGTGCGTGTACGCCACCAACTTTGCCAAGCGGCTGGACAAGAACGCGTATGTGCTCTGTTCCATCAGCCGTCCGCTGGTGGAGACGCGGTCGATGAACATTCTGAAGATGCACGAGATGCCCTTCGGTATGAACGCTGTGGTGGCCATTGCCTGCTACGGCGGATACAATCAGGAGGATTCCATCATTATGAACCGCACAGCCGTGAACCGCGGTTTGTTCCGTGGTCTGTACTACACGCTCTACAAGGACGAGGAGCATCGCAATGTGACTAGCGGTCGCGAGGAGAAGTTCATGCGGCCGCAGAAGCACGCGACTCGCAAGTTCAAGACCACGAGCTACGCGGCCATCCACGAGACGGGCATTCCCATTCTGAACTCCACCCTGAAGGAGAATGATGTCGTGATCGGCAAGGTGGTGAACCTGCGCCACGACGCGGCGGGGTATGCGTTCCGCGACGCATCGACGACCCACAAGAACGGCGAGGACTGCCGTGTGGACGGCGTGTGGCAGGACAAGAACTCGGATGGCTACCCCTTCGTGAAGGTGCGCGTGGTCTCCGAGCGCGTCCCGCAGATTGGTGACAAGTTCTCCTCCCGCCACGGACAGAAGGGAACGGTGGGAATGCTACTGAACGAGGAGGACATGCCCTTCACGGGTTCGGGTCTGCGTCCCGACCTGATCATGAACCCTCACGCAGTTCCGTCCCGCATGACCATTGCCCAGCTGATGGAGAACATCTTCGGCAAGATCTGTGTGCGCAAGGGCACATTGGGAGACGGCACGCCGTATGACCACATGAAGGTGGAGGATCTGCGGGCTCACATGGTGGAGATGGGCATGCATCCGTACGGCAATGAGATTCTGTACAACGGCCAGACAGGCGAGATGATGCAGGCCGAGATCTTCATGGGCCCGACCTTCTACCAGCGCCTGAAGCACATGGTGATTGACAAGCAGCACTCTCGGGCTCGCGGGCCGATTGTGTCGCTGACTCGCCAGCCCTGCGAGGGCAGGGCACGCGATGGTGGTCTGCGTGTGGGAGAGATGGAGCGCGATTGTATGATCTCACACGGTGCCTCGGTGTTTACCAAGGAGCGTCTGATGGATGTGTCCGACCCGTTCCTGACAGGTATCTGCAAGACGTGTGGTACTCTGGCGGTGGTCAATCCTGCAGAGGGCATCTACTCCTGCGGCTCGTGCGGCAACAAGACGGACTTTGTGCAGAAGACCATTCCGTATGCGATGAAGCTCTGGATGCAGGAGTTGGAGGCCATGCATATCGTGCCTCACATGGTCATGGAGTAACCCGTACACACTCGCTTCACTCGCTCTGTACTAAAGTACTCCAACTTACTGGAAACACCTTCTTAATCGCCTCACTCACTTCACTCGCAACACCACGAATCTCCGCCTGGGCATCAGGTCCCATGCGAAGATGGCACAGCCGAGCATAGGCGGCAAGCGAGCCCGTCTCAATGAACTCGGTCATCATATTCTGGGGAAGCACCATGCGCGCCTGCTCGGGCGGAATCTGGTTCGCCAACATCAGATTGTAGCTGTTAAGCGCAACCCTGCAGCTACCCATCAGGGATTCACGGAACACACTGTTCTGACCATGAACATCATCATTGCTCCCCTGCTTTTTACCTGCTGCCCGGGTCCTGAAGCTGGGAACATGGAAGGTCGGTGGATCGTCGACGTAGCGACGACTCACTTCATTGCGAGAGAATCCGATGGTATGGCGGAACCACTCGCGCGCCATCCAAATCGGCATCTTCAGTCGAAACCGCAGCTGGGGGTGGAAGAAGGGCGATGTGTGCTCGTGGTCCGCCAGATACTTGATGAGCTTGGCGTCCTTCTCCGTGAACTCATCCACATGCTTGCCCAGCGATACACGGGCAGCATTGACCACGGTCAGATCGTCTCCGAATGTCTCCAGCAACTCGACATTGCAGTCCTCGAACATGCTCATGCTTCTATCTCTTCCTCGAGCTCGTAAACCTCGTGAGATGACGCGCGCCCGAGAACATTATGCGCACAACATCCGATGCCGCACGCAAGAACCAACAGCGCCACGACAAGTGCCGTAATCTGGTCTTGGTCGGGGGTCATACCCGTTTTCCATTTAGTGTCTATAAGTGGAGTTCAGACATGGAGGTGGTCGTGGCTCGGTACAAGGAGGACATTGAGTGGACCAAGACCCTTCCGTACAAGGTGACTGTCTACACCAAGGACGATTGCCTTCTTCCCAATATCGGACGAGAGGCCCACACATACCTGTATCACATCATTACTCGGTGGGACAGCCTTGCCGACTATACCGCCTTTGTCCAGGGGTATCCGTTTGACCATGCTCCCGGGCTTGTCGAGGATCTTGCTCGGGCCCCGACGGACTTTCGACACCTGGGACCTCATCTTTCCTGCGACCGCGATGGTTGGCCTCATCACGGTGGACTCGGAGTGGGAAAGATTGCAGATTCCGTTGGTCTCGTTCAAACTGAGTTTCCATTCAGTGCAGGTGCCCAGTTCGTGGTGTCGCGTGAACGAATCCGTTCCAGACCGCTTGAATTCTACCACGTCTTGATGTCGGTTCTGGTCACCCGCCTCAACGAGACCCCGTGGGTCTACGAACGACTGTGGCAGAGTATTTTTATGGGATCCGTATAAATGCACACACGCCGTCATCGCATGCTCTTCAAAGAGTGGGCTGCCCAGGAGGCTCGTGAGATGTCCCACAAGGGGAAGCGCTTGACCTTTCGCAAGTGGGCCGCACAGGAATTGAAGGAAAAGGCGCACCCGAATCATCCGTCCTTCAAGAAGTGGGCCAGGCAGGAGATGCGCGAGAAGTCTCACACACGCAGGAGGTCGTAGGTGCCCGTCTGCTTCAAGAGCAGAGCGACTGCGGCAATGATGCTCGACCAACTCGCGTAGTAGCACCAGAGGGTTGCAGGAGACTGTGTCGAGAGGCCATATGTGTAGCCTATGAAGGGAAAGATCCAAAATGCAGCCAGAAGCGAATACCCCTTCTTCCATCCGAAGATCATAGGCATTGCAATCAGAGTGACCCACACGCTATAGAAGAACGACTTTGATACGCCATTGGCATAGTCTTTTGATCGTGACCAGTCGAGATGTTTCTCCTTGTTCACGACAGTACATGGTTGCTCTGGGTCGCAAAGATACGCGTACTCCACGACCATGGTGCCGACCACCAGGAGTACCCATAAAATGAGATACGGTCGCAGCGTTTCCAAGGGGTACACGAACAATGCACCAAACGCGGGTGCAATCGGCTGCAGTGCGAGGGAGATGGGTATGAGCGTTGCGGTGACCAGCTTGTTGGTCTCTGTGCAGCCCTCCTTAGGATTCTCGGACCACAACAGATACTCTGCGAACTGCATAGAACACCATCCGATCAGTGTCACACCTAGCCATTGGAAATATGGACTGCCCGAACTCAGCAAGTACACAATGGCAACAAACGACACCGTAGAGGTGTACAAACTCGAGTCCTTGCTGTAGCACATTGTTCACTCGAGCATATTAACTTTCATGTGGCGTGTGTGGAAGAACAATGTCAGTCGAAGTCGTCATGGGCCCCATGTTTGCGGGGAAGACATCCTATGCATTGAGCGCGATTCGGAAGCACACTGCGTTGGGACAGCGTGTACTTGTCATCAAGCATTCGTGTGACACGAGGTTCGGAGTGACATCCGAAATCACAACGCACGATGGAGACTCGCTTCCGTGCTTGACGACAGACACGCTGAACAGTGTAACAGATGACATGTTTGCAAGCTGCGATGTCATTTTGATCGACGAGGCTCAGTTCTTCTATGCCCTGGTCCACTTTGTTCGTGAGGCTGCTGAGCACCGTCATAAATCGGTATATGTGATTGGACTGTCGGGCGATTACCGCCGCCAGCCCTTTGGTGAGATCCTTGCAGTTGTTCCGTATGCCGACACTGTCACCATGTTGACTGCCATTTGCTCGTGTGGGGACTCTGCACACTTCACGCGCAGGTTGAACCCGAATTCAGGTCAGGTGGTCATCGGAGGTGCCGAATCGTACGCAGCAGTGTGTCGTGCGTGTTTTGTGGGGTAGTCGTCGCGCCCACTATTTTTTCTTGCGATGGAACATAACAGCAATATGGGTGGTGGTCTTCTTCAGCTCGTGAGCTATGGCGCGCAGGACATCTACATCAGCGGCAACCCCCAGATCACCTTCTGGAAGGTGCTGTTCAAGCGCCACACGAACTTCGCCATGGAGTCCATTGAGGTCACCTTCAACGGCCAGGCGGACTTCAACAAGCGTGTGACGGCGATCATCAACCGTAACGCGGACCTGATGTACCGCACCTATGTGCAGGTGGTTCTCCCGGCGGTCGACCTCAGCGCCGCGGGCACGGTCGCGAACTCGGTGTCTCGCTTCCGCTGGCTCAACTATGTGGGCCACCGTCTCATCAAGACGGTTGAGCTCGAGATTGGCGGCCAGCGCATCGATCGCCAGTACGGCGACTGGATGCAGATCTGGACGCAGCTCACCCAGGATGCGGGCACGGTGCGCGCGCTCGACGAGATGATCGGCAACAGCCACGACCTCGTGCTGATGAAGAGCACGACGGGTTATGCGCTGGACCAGTCGTGCTCGGGCGCCGAGCTGACGAACTCGTGCGCGCCGCGCGCGGGCACCCCGGCCAAGACGCTGTACATCCCGCTCCAGTTCTGGTTCTGCCGCAACCCGGGCCTGGCGATCCCGCTGATCGCGCTCCAGTACCACGAGGTGCGCATCAACGTGGAGTTCGAGCAGTGGATCAACTGCTCGTACACGGAGCTCAAGTCGGGCCAGTCTGTGCCGACCTCCATCCAGTCGCTCACGGCCGCGTCGCTGTACATCGACTATGTCTACCTGGACACGGAGGAGCGCCGCCGCTTCGCCCAGCAGACGCACGAGTACCTCATCGAGCAGCTGCAGTTCACGGGCGCCGAGTCGATCACGAGCTCGAGCAACAAGATCCAGCTCAACTTCAACCACCCAGTGAAGGAGCTCATCTGGGTGTGCCAGCGCGACTCGTTCGTCGACTGCTCGCAGCCGCCCTCGAACCCGATCGCTGAGGTGAACGGCATGCAGCCGTTCAACTACTCCGACGACTTCACCACGGAGGGTGTCGTGCTGGATGTGCTGGCCCGCGGCTCGCTGGGCGGCACGGGCGCGGTCACGGTCCCGACGACGGCGGGTGACGGTGCGTCTGGCCCCTACCTCCCGGGTCTGGGTATCCAGCAGGGCCCGTCGCTGGCTGGCTCGAGCTGGCTGGACACGAGCGGCAACGTCGGCGACCAGGGTGCGCTCTTCGAGGACACGACGAACTACCTGCTCGCCAAGGTTCTGCTGGACTCGGGCGTCAAGTGCTCTGGCAAGAACCCGATCGAGGTCGCCAAGCTGCAGCTCAACGGCCAGGACCGCTTCACGGAGCGCGAGGGACGCTACTTCAACTATGTGCAGCCGTACCAGCACCACACGCGCACGCCGACGGTGGGCATCAACGTGTACTCCTTCGCGCTCAAGCCCGAGGAGCACCAGCCCAGCGGCACCTGCAACTTCTCGCGTATCGACAAGGCCACGCTGCAGCTCACGGTGTCCGTCAACACGGTCCGCTCGGGCCGCACGGCGCAGGTTCGCGTGTACGCCGTCAACTACAACGTGCTGCGCGTGATGAGTGGCATGGGTGGTCTGGCCTACAGCAACTAGAGACCTCCGCGAGGTCGCAAACCCCGTCGAAAACCCAAATACAAAACCACAAATGCGTGTAGAGACCTACAGGCATTTGTGGTAGTAGAGCAATGGCATTCGAAGGTGTGACGTATCGGACTGCCGAGAACTGGCTGGGTGCGATCCCTCTTACACTTGGACCCATCCGATACCTCGAGATTGGAACCTTTTACGGTGCCAACCTGTTTTCCGTTGGACAGACATACGCCGCCCACCCCGACAGCAAGATGGTCTGCATCGATCCGTGGATTGACTATGCCGATTACTCGGAATACAAGACGCAGCAGGAATCGATCTACGAGACCTTTCAGCGCAACCTTGAATCGAGCGGACAGAAGGAGAAGATCACGGTTGTCCGTGGCTTTTCTCATTCCGAGATTCCCAAGTTAGAGGATGAGTCCTTCGACATTATCTACATTGACGGAAACCACGAGCCCGAGTATGTCTGCGAGGACGCCGTTCTCGCCTTTCGCAAGCTCAAGGTGGGTGGAACCATGATCTTTGACGACTATGGGTGGGGTGGCCCTGATCTGACGCAGCGGGGAATCGATGGATTCAGGTCTGCTTACCACAAGCGCATCAGTGCCAACCAGCCGTGCATCGACAGCCAGGTCTTTGTGCGGAAGACTCGTTAAGACACATAAAGAATGAACATGTAATCATTCAAATGTGTACAGTCGAGCCTGTGTGCCTGCCGCGCAGCTGTTCGAACAATGAGAACCGACTGTTCCGAAAGGGCGCGGTTCTATTCAAGGAAGGCCCGACCTCTTCTCTGGAGGGCGAGCTTTACTTCTACACCACCGCAAAGGGAACGTCCTTTCAGTCAATGCTCCCTGCCTACATCGGATGCACGCACGAGTCTGGAAGGAGCACGATTGAAATGGAGTTCATTGAAGGACAGACTCCCAGCTACCTGTTTCGAAACAGACTGCTGACTCGCCCGCTTCTTGCATCGATTGTCGGCGCGCTCGACACGCTGCACTCGTCGAAGTTCGACGACGGATCCATGGTAACCCCGTCTGACATACTGGCTACGTCGGTCACAAAACTGGTAGGTCGCATAGCCGACGAACCCGACATCTACGCCCTTCCCCACATCGAACGGGTTGTCGACGTGATTCGTGAGGTCCTTACGGGGTATTTCATGGGACCGAAGTTTGAGGTGACAAACATCATCCACGGCGATCCTTGGTTTGACAATATGATCGTGGACAAGGAGGGCACGATCAGGCTACTGGACATGCGTGGCAAGATCGGTTCGGCCTTCTCGCTAAAGGGCGACAAGATGACAGACTATGCAAAGCTGTACCAGAGTATCCTGGGGTTTGACTTTCATATCAACAATGAGACATACGATCCCGACTACGAGACGCAGTGTCGCACATGGTTGTCCGAGCTGCTGCCCGTTCCACTCGACGAACCTGTGTTAGAGTGTGTGACGGCGTGCATGGTTCTCCGTACGTTTCACTATTTTTCCGACCGATCGTGCATCCCCGTGATCTACAAGAGCATCGGCAAGCTCGCACTCTTTTCGTTCCTACTTGATGCGTAGACCACCCTTCAGTGCATGGGTTCGGAAGGTATTGACCCTCTGAATGGCAAGTTCCCTGCTATCCTTGGTCAGGTCCAACTTCTCCATCACCGCATCGGGGACGGTAATGATGTGGCACCCCGCGGCCTCGGCACGCTGAATCGTGTAGGGCTCACGAGCACCTGCCCAGAGAATACGACTGTGGCTGCGTCCTTCAAATGCCTCGACTGCATACCGCACGAAGGACGTAGGGTCAACTTGGCTGTCAGAGACTGGACCTGCAAAGACGGATATGATCTCTGGAGCCACGGACGCACTCAAGAGTTCGCGGGCGCGGGCCACTTGCTCGTTCGTGTACAGGGACGTCACATTTATGGGGATCTTGTTCTCCACCGCATACGCAAGCAGTGCGTCATTGTATTCGCCTCGCGTATTGACAATTGGAATCTTCACGTAGATCGAAGCATCGATCGCGTGAATGTCCTTGATCTGCTGAAGTGCCAACTCCACATCGTCCTCCCAGATCTGAAGTGAAAAGGGGCGCCCATTGAGAAACGGCTTTGCGGATGCAAAGACCGATGTATAGACCCGGTCGGTGTGTGTTGACAAGAGTGTGCAGTTTGTTGTGAAGCCCTTTACGGCTGGGTGCGCGCTCCACTTTTCGATGTTCAGGCCGTCGTAGAATATCTCTATCATTTGCTTGACATTGCCATTACTTTCTCCCTAATTCTCCGCTCGGGTGGTTCTGCCTGAACCCTTCTGCGGTAATGCCGTTTGTCTCTGCGATACGAATACCAAGTTGGTCCAAGAACATCATGAATATGACAGACGACACGGATGGCGCGCGATTTGCAGAGTCGGCCTCCACAAAGGTGCTTGTTCCGATCATAAAGTGTTGGTCTACAGCTGTCACTGTGGGAACTGGGTTGTTTGACACTAAGAACTGAGATACATACGGTTTGTTTGACCTGATGTACTCCGTAACGGCAATAAGCTCTGACGTATTTCCCGAGTTGCTGCAGTACAGTATACCATCGCCAGGCCTGAGAACTCCGATGTCTCCGTGGAGCATGTCGGGTACGCTCATGTAGTGACACGAGAGGCCCATGCTCTGCCACGTAGCCACGCACTTTCGAGCAATAAGACCCGACTTGCCGATGCCTGCCAAGTAGACGGTTGCATCTGCCAGTCGTGGAGCAAAGAACCCGACGGCAGATTCGATCGAACGGGCAGATGTCCGAATCTGGTTGACATAGACATCTTCCCAACTGTGGTCCATTGTTATTTTCGGGCAACAATTGCCTTCAAAAACACCGCAGGAAAGTTGAGCGTCTGGACATCTGCGAATGTAAGCCATGCGTACTCGGTGTGGACCCATGGATCCATGATTGGGTGGAAGATGTCTCCGCACATTGACGTCGTAGTCCCATACCCGTGCTTCCCTGCCAAGTAGGACGTAATCCGTTCCATGCACTCAAAGTCGTATTTGGTCGTGATTTTTGGAATGTAGTCAAGGAACTCCAGCTGTTCAACTAGGTCGTGGTCAAGCGCCATCATGTTTCCGAAGCACCCCGTCTTTGTGGTTGTCAGCATTGATGTGCGCTCACTCTCGGGCAGAATCCGTGCATACCCTTCGTCGTTTCGCGGACGGTCGAGTCCAGGTTCATTGAAGTGATATATGAACTGGAAGCGGTCGACGGGCTCAACGGGGCGCGTCAGTACCACGCTGTCGTGTAGGATAAAGGCCTGATCCGCGTAGCGATTGTGGTGGAACAGATGCAGGCATCCCCATGTAGAAAAGTACGGGTTCTCGACCACCTGTGTGTGCGTGTCGAATACACGGGACAACGTGCTTCCCGTTGCAAGGGCAATGACCACAGGTGCTGTTGGGTAGACATGCCGTATACTTTCGATGCACCGCAGCAGAATGCGGAGATGGTCGGGGGTTTCGAGCTTCGACGGGATCATAAAACATATCGATTTAGGCGAGGTCGAGGACATTGAGTAATGCCAGGAATTTCGCTCGGACATAATTGCGCGGCCGCGGCGCAGGGAGTTGAACTAGGACTTCGAGATGTGCGGGCAAATGGGTACGCTACATGTCCGTTTGACGAAATGAACTCGAGCTACGAAGGGATGGTTCAATGCATCAAGGAGGACTTTGCCCATTTCACAGACCCGACATACCTAAAGCTCATCGACCATCCGAACGACTGTGCATACTATCCAGGCGAGACACTGCTGTATAACACTCGCTACGGGTTCATCTTCAATCACGAGTCTCCAGGTCATGCGGACTTGTACAAGACACAGGCATGGCCAGGTGGGAAGTTTCACTACATAGACAATTCCTTCAAGAACTTTCGCGATCGATACGACAGGCGCATCGAGAACTTCAGGGCATATTGCTCTGGGGGAGGTGATGTAACGCTTCTTCTCTCGAGTCACCCTCGGTCGTTTGACGACTTGCTGGGCTACCTGCAATCTCGATACCCGTCGACATCCTTCACGGTTCATCGTTTCGACATCAACAACCTTGCAGCTTGGTCCTATCACATGGACCTCATGCGTAAAATAACTTGACCAGCTTGGTCATCAACTCGCCTTCACGGATTCGATTGGTCGCGTCCAGCTGCTTCAGACGAATATGAAAGTAGTCGGGGGGCAGCTGGGCAACGTGCATATCGAACATCCTGTAGTCGAACATATCAAACCGCCCAAAGTGGGTTCGCGGAACGTCGATGAGTGCACGCCCAAAGGATACGTCATCCCATTCAAAGAACCCAGGTCCAGGTAGACATACAATGTCCCTTCGTGCGAGCAACAACTCTGCGACATCGCGCGTCATGCAGATACCCGCGCCCGAAATACCGTCTCCCATGAAAATGCCAGCAAAAAGCCGCGTTGGCGGACACGCATTCAGGCGGTCGATCAAGCGTGAAAAGATCCAAAACGACGACAGGTTCGTACGAACCACGTGTGTATATGACGAACTCTGCAGAAAGTATTCAATGGCTCCTAGTGTCTTATGGCGAATTGTCTGGAACGATTCTTCACCTGGAAGGCGCAGGATATCCCCATCCAACCACGGCTCCTTGACAGGATGATGTTCGATGAAGAAGGAGTCGATACTTGGGTGTGTATGCATGTACGACCTCCACGCGTCCCGTAGCCCGTCGTACGCGGCCTCCCCCGCACTCGAGAGGACGAGGACGAGGATCCGCATTGTATAGTGAAACCTACTTTCACTGGGTCCAAATAAACTACACAAATGAACTGGACTGCAGAGGATGTCATTTGTACCGACAAGTACTTGGCGGCCTTTCCCACTGACTACTACAAGACAGACTGTCTTCGGTACAAGACTCCTATCGTTTGGAGGGGGTCTGTTCGTGTTCCCACGACTGAGTTCAAGAACCGCAGGATCTGTGGTCACTCGGACTTTCCAGTGACCGATGAGATCGTGGACACGTATCCGACGGGAAGCTGGTGGGGTGTGAATGCAGAGTCGTCGCGCGTTCACGGCTTGCCACTGGGTGTGACGAACAACACGGACGAGAGCGAAGTCCACCGAATCTTTGGAAATGTCGATGTCATGGTGGAGGTCGCCAAGGAACCCAGAATCATGAAGGGATTGCTGTATGCGAACTTTGTGGTTGACAACCACCCCTCGCGCGGTCCTCTGATGGAGTTTGCCAAGACGCAGCCGTGGATTACCGTTGGCAGTCCAGATCAGACGATGGAGGGCCGCCGCGCCTTCTTGCGCGAGGTTCGTACCCACTCCTTCGTCCTGTGTCCTCCAGGCGGTGGGATTGATACGCACCGACTTTGGGAGACCTTGTACATGGGCAGCATTCCCATCGTGAAGAGGGACAATGCCCACGCAGGGTGGACCGACCTCCCCATTCTGTTTGTGGATTCGTGGGACGAGGTGACAGAGGAGCGCCTCATCTCTGAGCAGCGGCGAATCGAGTCAACGGAGTGGAACATGGAGAAGCTGAAAGTGGGATACTGGATTCGCAAGATACAGGAGAGTCCAATGAAGATTGGAACTGTGGTCACGGCAACGGACCTGAACCCGCTGTATTCCGACTTTATTCCCAGCTTCATCAAGGCATGGAAAGCTGTGCTGCCCGAGGCCGATGTCCACATCGTCTTGGTGGCCGAGGGGATTCCCGACTCCCTGAAGGACTGGTCGTCTCATCTGATTCTGTCCAAGCCCATTCCAGGTATGCTCACAGCCTTCCAGGCGCAGTGCATCCGTCTGCTGTATCCCCGCGAAGTTGCACGCGATGAGGGTGTGTTGATTACCGACATGGACATGCTGCCTGGAAACCGAAGGTACTACGTGGAAGGTGCTGCCCGCGGAGACTCGGAGTCCTTCGTGGTCTATCGCGATGTCTGTTTCCCTGGCGAAATCGCCATGTGCTACAATGTGGCTCATCCAAAGACATGGACATCCATGTTCGGAACCGAGGAGTCGAGTGTGATCCTGCAGCGCTGGTATAGCGGAACCAACTATGATGGTCGGCATGGTGGTGTGGGATGGGGCACGGACCAGATTGTGTTCAAGAAGATCTTCGACCAGTGGACTGGGCACAAGGTGGTGTTGAACGACGGGCTAACCAAATTCACCCGCCTTGATCGCATTCATCCGCGAAACTTTACGAACAAGGTCCAGCTTCGCAACACCCTGCTGCTAGGATACTTTTGTGACTACCATTGCCTTCGACCGTACTCCGAGAACAGGGAAATTAACGACTTTATTGTTTCGTGCCTACAAGAGAAAACATGGTGAACGCCTTCTCCTTTTGTTTGTACGGCCCGACGAAGGTCTTTTACCACCAAGGATTCCTTGAGAATTTGGAATTGATCAAGACGCACTATCCAGGGTGGGTCGTCTATGCCTACCTGGGGTCTGACACGGAGCCCGAGTTCAAAGCCAGTTTGCTCGCAGATCCCGTGGTTCGCGTCCGAGACACGGGCATTGTTGGCCCAAAGAACATGATTCATCGGTTCTTTGCAATCGACGAACCCGATGTGGACGTCTGCTTCTTCCGAGACGCAGACAGTCGTATTCACTGGAAGGATCGGTGGGCAATTAACGGTTTTCTGAAGTCGAACTATGCATGCCACATCATCCGCGACAACCCCGAGCACACCGCCCGAATCATGGGGGGTTTATGGGGACTTCGAAAGGGGGCGATCGGGTCGATACGCGATCTGTTTGCGAGGTGGAGACCTGTGCACGCAGGATCTGGCAATCCGTCTGATCCAGAAGGGTTCGGCGTCGATCAGAACTTTATAGTCCTCGTCGTCTACCCTCTTGTCACGCGCAACGCCCTCGTTCATTTTTCCAACAGTCGATTTTTTCGGGGCGAGACGAATCTAGTTCCGTTCCCATTTGACTATACAAACGACATCTACTGTGGACGGTACCAGCAAGGGCCCTTTGTTGATGGTCGTGCTCCTAGCGGCCCGATGTCACTCGTAAAAATTCCCATCCATAGACAATGAAGCAGCAAACTGTCGGCTCTCGTCGCAAGGTATGGAATGGAACGGCAATCAAGACCCCTGGCGGTCTCACGCGCAAGGACCTGACGCAGAACAAGCACGGTCGCATCGTATCTCGTAAGCGTGCTGCTCGTGCTCGGTCGGGTCGTGCCTTTACGCGCCGTCACAAGTAGATTTTTTAACACGCATGAACAATGGCATTCGCGGCGATACCCCTTGCGAGTCTCCTCGGGCAAGGAATCCCACTTGGAGTCACTGCATGGCTGTATATGCAGGGCAAGACGAATGCAGACGGTTCAACCCCAATGGCCGTAAGCGGCATTCGGGCTGAACTGAACCAGGCACTGCGAGCAGAGTACGCGGCGTTTGCAGCAGCTGACAAGGCAGTGATTGCGGCGGCCTTGAAGGAGGAGATGTCCAAGTGGCCAGCCGTATCTGAACCCGACTCCGTCAGGAAGAGAGGAGTGCTAGCAGCAGTCCTTTCGGCACCTATCGCAGTTCCAGTGGCGGTTGTGGCGTATGGTGTGAGGAATCTCGCCGCCTACCTGAAGAAACGGAGCGAGGCGGCGGCGGCGGCAAAGGCTGAGACCAAACGCTTGGCGGCGGTGGCGGCGGAGGCAGAAGAGAATGCGAGGCCACTGAGAGAAGCAGCCGAAAGGGCACGGATCGAAGCTGAGAGAGCAGCGTCAGATGCCGCGAAGATCAAGTTCGATGCAGAGGTGGTGGCGGCGGGGGCAGAGCACGCGAGGCTGCTGGCGGAAGCAGCGAAAGCTAACAGAACCAAAGCGGAGGCGGCGGCAGCGGAGGCAGAGGCGGAGAGCAGGGCGGCGGCGGCGAGGGCGGCAGCGGCGGCATCTGAAGCAGCCACGTCCGAAGCAGAAGGGAAGAAGGCAGACGCCAATCTGAAGGCCGAAGAAGCAAATGCAGCCATCGCAGAGATGCTTAGGGCGCGCGCGGCGGCGGACGAGGCAGCGGCAACGGAAGCGGCGGAACAGGCGGCGACGGAAGCGGCTGCGAAAGCGGCACGCGAAGCAGCGGAAGCAGAGAGGGTTCGGGCCACGGAAGCAGGGGAGAAGGAGGCGGCAGCAGCCGCTGCTGCAGCAGCACAAGAAGCTGCAGCTGCTGAGGCCAAGGCAGCAGCGGAGGCAGCGGAGGCAGCGGAGGCCCAAGCGCAAAGGCTGGCGGCGTCGGTTGACCTCGAGGAGAGGGAGAGGAGGGATCGGGCGTTGGCGTCGGTGCAGCTGAACGGACGGCGGCTGCCAGGGCTGCCAAATCAGTTCGGGAAAGAGCCGACTCCAGAAGAGGTGCAGGCTTCGGCGGCCGCGGTTCCTACGCCCTTCGCGCCCGAGGCTCCTCCTCCTGTATTCACATTACCAAGCTCTCCTCCGTCCCCGCCTCTCCTACCTCCTTTCCCCGCGGCTGCTGCAGATGCGGCACTGCCTCCTACTGCGGAAGCGCCCGCTCCAGCGCCAGCGCCACCTCCTCTTGTGGTTCCTGCTGCTGCTCCGAGACAGAGTCCCCCAGGCGCAAGCCCGTTCGCGGGTCCGCCCGCCCAAGGCTTCCAGTTTCCTATTCGGCCCAGTGCATTCGAAGAAGCAGACCAAGTGCGGGCGAAGTACAAGGGGAAATCAAAGAAGGATCTCGAAAAGATGCGCGCTCTTGCAGAAGCGCAATCAATCGCGGCACGTACTAGTGATGCCAAAAAGACGGCACAACACGAGATAGATACCATAAACAAAGCCATCGCCGCTCTTCCGCCTAGCGGCAACGGCCGTCGCAGCACCTCTCGGAAGCGCAAGGGTGGCAAGAGGCGTCGGGTGCGTAATTCGACTTTCAGAAGACATCGCAAGCATTGATAAACCATGTCGGACGATCTGGTTGTTGCCAAGACTGTCCAGACTGCCCCGATCCGTATCCTTGCCGAGGGCCTGAAGTCCATGCTGGTGGAGATGAGCTTGGTCTTTGACAAGGACGGGATCCGCATGATTGCCATGGACAACACACGCACAGTCTTGACGCACATGCGCCTGCATGCGTCCAAGTTTGAGCACTACGAGTACAACCACACTGCCCCCAAGCTGGATGTGGGCCTGAACACGGACCACTTTTACCGCATTGTCAAGACTGTAACGAACGATGATACCATTACCTTTTCAGTCTCCAAGTCGGAGTCCAACCACCTGTGCATCACGCTGGAGAACGGCGAGAAGAAGCGCCGTATCCGCAACAAGCTGAACCTGCTGGACCGCGACGAGTCCGACATCAACATGCCCGAGACGGAGTTCGCCACGCGCATCACGATGCCTTCCATGGATTTCCAGAAGATCTGCCGTGACATGACTCTGCTGTCGGCCAAGACCGTGGACATCAAGAATGTCGGGTCCACGCTGACCTTCACCTGCAAGGGTCCGTTTGCAAGCCAGACGGTGACCATGGGAGACTCAACCTCAGACATTGCGATTGACAAGCAGAAGCCCGACGAGATCGTGTCCGGGACCTTTAGCCTGCCGCACCTGGTCCTGTTCACCAAGTGCTCCAACCTGTCCAACAACCTGGAGGTCCACATGAAAAATGATTGGTTCCTGATGATTCGCTATGTGATTGCGAACCTCGGTGACATCAAGCTGTGCTTGATGCCTTGTTCCAGTTAAAAAGGGAATGTTCACATGAATCCCAACACAATCCCAATGCCACCGCTGAAGTTTGTTGACCTCTGCTGTGGAATTGGAAGCTTTCACCACTCCCTTGCCGCCGAAGGCATGGAGTGTGTGATGGCGTGCGACATTGACCCTTCTGCCCGCAAGACATACAAGGCCAACCATGGAATCGAGCCGCTCGGTGACTTGTACGCCATCGACCCTGCTGCCGTTCCTCCGTTTGATGTGTGTTGTGCTGGTTTCCCTTGCCAGCCCTTCTCCAATGCAGGTCAGCACATGGGGTTCGAGGACACGCGCGGTGTCCTGTTCTTCCAGATCATGAAGCTAGTGAACCACCACAAACCCAAGTACTTGTTGTTCGAGAATGTTCCTGCGTTGCTGAGTCACGATGGGGGCAAGACATTTGCCGTCATCACGCACACGATGCAGGAGGCGGGGTACGAGGTGGCATACACCAAGGTCACGTGTAGCGACTACGGAATTCCGCAGATGCGGAAGCGAGTCTTGTTGGTGGGCGTGCGTGATGGAGACCCGATGCCCTTGCTCGACTTCCAGCGGTTTGAGCACGAGACGACCATGTCCGAGTACCTGGGCAAGCCATTTGAAAAGAAGGTGGCCTACACCATCCGCTGTGGTGGCCGTGGGTCTCCGTATGGCAACAAGCACAACTGGGATGGATACGTGGTTAACGGTGTGGACACGCGTCTCACGCTGGAAGACGGCTTGCGTCTCCAGGGGTTTCCTGCGGGGTTTGAGTTGGTGGGATCGGTGAGTGACAAGTGGCATCAGTTGGGCAATACAATCCCTACCGTGTTTACTCGGATGCTGGCCAAGAACCTTACGCAAGCGCAGCCTGCACCTCCGCAACCAGGTGCTCAAAGCCCAGCTTGAACTGGCGGGCGTCGCGGGCCTTGGGTGTGGCGCAGATCAGCTTGCGAGTGGGACCCTCATCAAAGGTCTTGGGTGACGGATAGTCGTCCTCCATCGTGGCGTAGAGGAAGAGCTTGGGCGGGTGCTTGTAGGTCCACGCAGTGTCCAGCTTGGCCCGCTCCCGCGAGGTGGTCTTCAAACTCATGACCGCGTACTGAGAGATGTGCGTGCCCACCACGGGGTTCCCAAACACAATGTCGGGAATCGTGTCGCCGTCGTTGCGACCCTCGACAATGACGCCGCGGGCATCTACGTGGACCTGGGCCTTAAACGGAATCCCTGCCTCGCGCAGGAGATTTTCAATGTGGGCCTCAAAGAACTTACCGCCCTTGGACTGGAAGCAGGAGACGACCTCGTGGAAGAGGGCAGTGACCTCGTCGTCCGTGAAGACGGAGAGTTTGGGATGCGCGGCCCGGAGGCGCGCAATGTGAGCGGCATGCTGTGCAGACTTGAAGGCGGCGTAGGAGGCGAGGATAGATGCGTTGGAGAGTGCCATGGTTGCTGTTGTAGGGACCACGATCGATTCTTCTGGCTCGAACAAATCCGTTTTTCGAAACAACTCCATCAACACATTCTGAATCAACGGAACAATGCTAACACGGAGACCCGTGTTGACATTGGCTTTCCACATGGCCGTAGCGATACATTCACGCAGGGCAACTTCCATTACTTGGTTTCAGGTTTGACGGGTAAGCCGCACTTGCGGCAGCGGCGGTAGGTGCGACGACGACCCCCATTGACTGGTGACGTTTCTGCATCTGCGGCGAAGGAGGAAAGTTCGGGTTTCGCACTTCCTCCGCCACCCGACCCTTTCGCGGGCGCGAGGATATCGTATAACATTCGTGCATCTGCCTCCGCAACCTTGCCTCCAATGTTCACTGCCTTCCAGAATTCGGGAAAGCTACCTGCTTTTGCGAAGCCACGCGCCTTGGTACCTGACATTCCATTGGTCACATCTCGTTTGGCTTCGATGAACTCTGGTGGTGTCTTGACCTCTTCGCCTTCCTTCGGCGGTTTGAGTGTGAATGCCCACAGATTCTTGGGTTTGTCGGCGAGTTTGGGGTCAAAGATGGGCGCGCGGTCGGTTCCTGCTATGAGGTATGTGGACGTACACCCCAGTCGGTTCAACTCTCCCCACGCCGCAAGCGGTCCGCCGCATTTCCCAGTGTGGTCTGGACCGCACTTGGACGTGTCTACAAACGTAACCTCCTCTGGAGGAAACGCCTTTTCAAGGAATACCTTCTTGGCTTCAACCGAAAACGGGTTTTGGTCTTTGGGAGTTGTCTGCGAAGAGATGAAGATGTATGCCTTTCCATTCAACTCTTTTGCCTTTGCAATGACCTCGCGAATCATGGACTCGTGTCCAATCGTCGGAGGTTGAAACCGCCCTACTGCATACACACACGCCATTGTTCTTTCCACTGAAAAAGCAATGGACCAGGAGACGGCTATATCCATTCTCGTGGTCAGCACCACGATACTCCACGCGTGGTTGGTCTACATGTCCTTTTACTGGATCTCGAACAATTGCGAGTGTGTGTGATTACTTGGGGCGTTGATTGTGAGCCTTGTAGGCAATGTCGGACCCCAGCTTCATCTTCAGGGTTGGGTTGAAGGACTTGTAGTCCGAGAGCTTGGTGGTGGAGTTCCAGACCTTGATGATGTGGAACTGGCCCTTGGGACTGACCGTGACCCCTGAGATGGTCTCGTTCTGTCCCTTCAGGAAGGACTCGGCAATGCAGTGGACCATGCAGTCCACAAACACGGAGTGGGTGTCGCTGGCATCCACCTTCTTGGACCACGCCCCACCCTTGTCATTCTCAACCGCGTCCCAGAGCGGAGGAATGTCGCCTCGCATGAAGAAGAACATGCCCGATTCCCACATTTCCTTGGGGATGCCGTCGACGATGGTCCAGAAGTCAGAGACATCCTTGACCTCGAAGACGCGGATGTAGCTTTGCAGAGAGTAGTCATTGTTCGCAGGATCGTGATACCAGAGAGTCCACATTCTGGCAGTCCTCTCTTATCCTTCACCCACGCTATCCGTTTTCTCGTCGCATCCGCTCCTCGTGCGTCGCCACCGCCTTCGCACCACCCACCAAAAACGAATCTATGCAATACCAAGGGAACTTGAGGGTGGGATGGATACTGTAATCAACATCTACAGCAACCGTGCTGCCCTCACTCGCCCCCTTCCAGCCGAGACTGCGGCTCTTCTGCAGAAACTCGCAACCACCTTCCGCCCCGCCTTCCGTCGTCCGATTCGTCGCGAGGCACCTCCTGCCCGCGACGACAACTGGCGCTCCAATGTCCTTGTCGAGGTCGCACGGAAGGTCAGGGACAAGGAAGATCCCGACTACGACGAGATCAACGCCTTCCTCAACAAGTTGTCCAAGCAGACTTACGACAAGCTGGTGACGGCCATCAAGACCAAACTGGCCGCGCGCGACGCCATGTTCCGCTTGCGAATCACCACTCTTCTGTTCGACCGCGGCATCAAGCAGAACTTCTACGCCTCCATGCTGGCCGATGCATACAATGACATTATCAAGTCCCACGAGGATGCTCGCCAGGATCTGGCGGTCCAGATTGGGATGTTCGATACGCTCTACGACACCAACGCGGTGATTCTCGTACCCTCCTCCACGGACCCGACATTCAATGACATGATCATTGCGTGGACCAAACAAAAGGAGACGAAGCGTGGGTTTGCAGTGTACACGGCTGAGCTGTTCACGCGCGGCCTTCTGCCCCCGGGCGTCATGGAAACCATGGTACGCCAAGTGGTGGACGATGCCAAGGAGAGCATGCGCCTGCCAAAGACGCCGCAGGGCGAGGAGCACGTGGACCATCTGGTCCGCTTCTTGGCTGCCATTGCTCCCAAGGTCCGACTTGTGAAGGAGCTGGCCATTGGATTGCTGGCGGTTCCTCGGTCTGAGACGCCGTGTCTCTGTATGAAGTCTCGCTTCAAGCTAGAAGACTGTGCAAAGTAGGTGGCACAGCGTTCAAACGCGACACTTCCAAGACTCGGGGTGTTACAAAATGAGCTGCCCCTCCGCAACAGTCATGGCTGCAGCCGCAAAGATTGCGATCGAGCAGGATCGCCCGATCTATCTTGATTATTTTTCCGATTCGCTTGCCAAGTCCTGCTGCATCGGCGTCCGTGGAGACGAGAAGTGCCTGGTCAAGTCCGACACGGAGTACACCTCTCCCATCGCCTCCATCATGCGCCTGAAGGAGGAGAAGGTCTTTTTGATTCTCACAGAGAACAGCCTGTACGTGGTGTCCGCCGATATTCCTGTTAAACGCATCGTGGCGTCTACTACGGAAGGGACTGCGTAAATGACGGACACGTCCCCCCACTCCTCCACACATGCGTTTCCTCCCCCGCACCGCATTCTGTACGAATGCATGAATGACCGTTTGACTGCGGATCACTGGGCTGCCTACAAGGTGGCTCATTCGCATCAAGCTGAATTTGAAGAAGTGGACGCAGCCGTCATGAACTCCATCGACGACTTTGCCCCCTGGTTATCCCAATGGATGTCCTTCGCGCCTTCCAAAACCCATATTCGTCTGCGCATCCTCCTGGTGTGGCATGCACACTTCTTGAGCGCGGCCTGCCAGCAGACCCTGCGCCGTTCGTTAGAGCAGCGATCCTTCCGCTGCCGAATCTGGTTTCACATAGAGGAGCCCCTGCTCCAACCTGCAATCGTGAGCCGCTGCAGTGTGACATCCTTTCCTCGATACCTTCATCCACCCGTGGTTCACGGTACACTTGACACGTCCTATTGGGACGATGCCGCGGCTGCCGAAACGGAATTACAACGGACAAGGGAGTAAAGAGTATGCGCGTATTTACAGATGGATCCTGCCCAAGCAACGGACGCGCAGGTGCTCGCGCTGGATTTGCCGCCTGGTTCCCCGAGCACCCCGACTGGTCCGAAGGACAACGAGTACCAGATACGGAGGACCAGACCAATAACCGAGCCGAGCTCTCCGCCATCCGCCTCGCCGCCCAGATTCTGGAGACGCGTGGCTGCTTGGATGAGGACATTGTGGTGTATTCCGATTCGGATTACTCCATCAAGTGTGTGAGCGTGTGGGTGACAGGGTGGATGAGCCGTGGTTGGAAGACATCCGAGGGCAAGCCCGTTCTCCACCGCGATCTCATTGAGGATATCGTGACACGCATGTCCAAGTTCAAGTCTCATCGGTTCGTGCATGTCAGGGCCCACACAGGAGGATCTGATGACTTGTCCATTCAGAACGACAAGGTGGACAAGCTAGCGCGTGAGGCTGTGGACGGAAAGAAGGAGATTGTCGTTCCGCCGCCAACCGCAGAGATCGTGACTGGATGTCCTCTTGCCGTGATGGGGCCTCCCGTATCTCAGGGGGCTCTGCTGAATTGGGTCCGCGGAAACCTCGACGCATTCGACAGGGACTTGATTGACAAGCACCTGTACAAGGCGTTTCAGGAAATGTGCAAGGCAAAGAATGTGACGCTGACCAAGAACGTGAGCCAGCGCACGACCATGTTACGCGCGGAGCTGACCACAGTGTCCATCGAGAAGACGAGTTAAAGATTGGCTGGGTGTAATAACAAATGAGTATCGTTGCCTACAGCTTCTGGTCTCCTACCTGCGGCCCCTGCAAGCACATCAAGCCTGCTCTGGCACAGATGGCCGAGGACTTTCCTGCTGTTGTGTGGCAGTCCATCAACACACATGAGGACAGGACGGGCGTGGCGCCTGCGATGGGCGTGAAGGCCGTCCCGACGGTGGTGGTGGTCAAGAATGGTGTGGAGATTGGTCGTCACTCGGGAACCAATGTCATCATGTATTACAGTCTACTGCGGAAGGCGCTGGCCGCTTAAGAGCACTTTTTCTCTTCACCCTCCTTTCCAGTGCCCAGCGTTCCCGTCGCCTGGAGAGCAGTGGACATGTCGTCTGGGGACATGGCTGTTCCATTCGCCAAGGCCTGCTGTCCTGCGGGCGAGTTCACGGAGACCAATCCCTGGCCTGGTACATAGACAAACCCAGTGGACGAGATGCTGGCAACCTGAGACGCGTAATTCTGCAGGGGAATCACCGTACTAGGGAGGTACATCGGGTAGAACGACTGGAACAGAGAATAGAAGGTGCCACCAATCAGTGTTCCAAAGAGAATCGCATACATCACGCCCGACGTGATCGTGCGATCCTTGCCTGGGGGGAAACATCCTCCAGAGATCGACATTGCCTGACCAATCAACAGGAGGATACCCGCAATCAGGGTGCCAAGCGCATTGATGATTCCGCGGTTGAACCACAAATCAAAGAAGAAGTAGGAAATCACCGACACGGTTACAACAAGTGTCTGAGCTGTGCGGAAGTTATCGGGGATGCCTTCTGCGCCTGTAACTGTACATCCAGTGTACTCACTGCCGCCGTGCATCTTTGCTCCGCCTGCGGATGGTGCCGCTGCTGCTGGTGTGGCACTCGTACTCGAGGCACTCATGATGTTCTTGAAGATGTTGTTCATGAGCTCAATGAACGAATTCGTGATTGTCTCCAGTGGGGAATGGAGTCCTGCGGCAGACAAGCCCACAACGGTCGAGCTCCAGTAGACACCATCGTAGGTGATTGCGTCGGCCATGAGACCGAACAACAGAAGCGCGTGGGGAGTCAGCTTCAGGAGGTCCTTGCCCCAGGATACCGAAGTCACGCCGTCCACGCTTACGCCTGACATTGCGGAATATGCACCGATCAACCCTACGAGGGTGCAAGAAAACGCAAGCAGGAGCGACTGCCACCAGTTGAGGTATCCTGGTTTGAGATCCAACGGGTTCGGGTTAGGGGGAGACATCTTGTTACTTTGGGATACTTGATTTCTCTGCTCCATACAATGGGAGGTGGAGGCAGCAAACCGCCGTCGCTTCCGAAACGGACCGTAGTGAGGCCGAATACCAACAAGACCCATAACATCCAGCAGGGCTTGCAGATTAAGACTTCGGAAGGATGCTCGGATTGCAAGCTAACCATCGACCCTGGTGTGTCGGCATCGTCTGTCAAGATCACCATCAACCCCCGTCCCGACAAGGATGGAGCGATCCCGATCTCGGCAGCGGACAAGAACAAGACTGTTCCCAATATCTACCAGCCATCTAACTCAGTCACCCTCACACCTTCGGCACCCTTCACGGGCTCGTTCAATCCGACGGCGAGCATGCCGTACGGTGTGTCTGCGGTATGGTGGGACTCGATGGACCTGTTCTGGGGAGCACCCTTGCGCGCGGAGGGCAAGAAGGGCACAGGTGTCCAGGGAGACGCGTGTCTCTTGGTGCGCTCGTCCACGGCCCCTGTCATTCTGATGATCCCGATCCAAAAGACAACAGACGGCAGCAAGAAGGGTGTCAAGTTTTTCAGTCGTGTCGCGTCCTCAATTCTGACCATCTCGGGGTACGAGCCTCCCAAGAGCTCGTACGATCCTGCACAGGATCCCCATGTTGCGTCAGACTGGGAAAAGCTAGGCAACGGCGATAAGAGTGTGGACAAGGACAAGGTGAATGCCTACATCAAGTACGCGTCCGACGGGCACTACGATACGGGCGCAACGAGAGTTGCTGGGCCCGACTACCCGTCTGCGTCGGCGGACACTGGAAGTGACTGGTCTCTTCATTCCCTGGTGACGGGCAATGAGGGCTACTACACATGGATTAACACAGTCTACTCTCTCTCCAACGACGGAGAGTCGAACGAGTCCGTGGGCGGCGTTACCTTTGACACGACCTTCATGAAGTGGGCTCCTGCGACTCAGGCCAAGGCGCAGACCATGGGCAACCTGACACCTCGCGTCGTCTACTTCCAAGAGCCCGTCTACATGCTCGAGTCCGACTTTGCATCGCTTCGTGGAGCCGTGGATGCTCGCCCTCCGAACGAGGTGGTTCAGACATTGTCATCCTACGATCCGAAGGATCCCGACAGCGTGAAGGATCCGAATCACGTCTACTACCATCCTGCCTGCTGCGGTGCTGAGGGAAGTGCAAAGAACACCACCAAGTCAGTCCAGGCGACCTTTAACAAGCTACAGGCCCAGAGTAGCCTTGACTTCTGGACCAGTCCCACGATGCAGTGGATCATTTCCGCGTTTATCCTGATTCTGATGTTCTTGTTCCTTTCTTGGTTCCTGACCTATATCCACGAAGACCCCAACAACATTTTTGCCATGGTTGGCCACACCATCCGACCCCGCCCTGTTTAAAACGGACTTACGAGGGGGAGGAGAATGGACATGCAATGGTTATCGCTACTGCAATTGGTGTTTCGGGGACCTTGACGGAGTTGGTTGTTCCTCCCAAGACGGCAGATGTCCTCGAGTGGCTTCGCAAGAAGACCCGCCAGCCCACGCTCCAGTTCCAAGGCAAGATTCCACACGAAGAGGAAGTCTTCGCGGTCTTCGGTGTTCCCACCGATGACGCCGATGACGAGACTACGAATCAACACATGCTGCCCCCGCCCTTCAACGATGACATCTTCTCGGGCACGCTGGTGGTCATGAAGTCTGCGAACAGCAATACGGACGACTACGACTCTCATGCCAACCAGTACCACGATCTGCGGACCACAGAGTACGATGACTTCTACCAGTCCTGTACCTTTCGCGAGGATGAAGATGAGATTGTCGAGGATGACGACGAAGAGGGGGCGGGTCCTGTCGAAGAAGATGACGAGGAAACGGCAACTGAAGCCCGACAGGCGCTTCCTGTCCACACGATTCACGCGTCCAATGTGTTTGTGGACCACCCGCTACGCACGCGTGTCCGCAATCTGTTCGACAGCAATGATGTGGAGACGGCCATTCTGCAGAGGTGTGTCCGCGAGGCCCAGCAGTGGTTGATTGACATCGACTGGGACAATCCCGTGTTCCTTGGTCTGTATCGCAATCGGGCTGTCGAGCTGCATCCGCACCGGGCACAGTTGGCCACCTTAGATCCTGCAGAGTTTGCAGAAATGTCACCCGTCCAACAGAACCCTCAGCGCTGGGCTGACTTGATTCAGAAGACGGTCGAGAAGGACAAGGCTCTCTACTCCAAGGAGGTCACTGCGTCCATCGTGTTGTACTGCTCTCGCTGCAAGCGCAAGACCAAGTGCGATTACTATCAGATGCAGACGCGCTCGGCAGATGAGCCCATGACGACCTTCATTACCTGCTTGGAGTGTGATAAGAAGTGGAAGTTCTAATCTTATGGAATGACAATGAGTGCGTTGACAGACCCCCTGAAAATCGCCGACTGGCTCATCCAGCGGGCTGGGAACACTAACGGCGCCGTGGACTACAAGAACACCATAGAAAAGGCAAAGGGATTGCTTTTAAATCCGTCTGCATCGGGCGAGGAAGCAGTCAGGGTGGCCCGTGTCATGAAGGAACAGGGAGCGATTGTTCGTAAGAACGAAGGGGCGGCCACTCCTGCGGCTGCGGCTCCTGCGGCTGCTGCTCCTGCGCCCCAGACTCCTGCGGCCCAGACTCCTGCCCCCGATGCGGCGACGGTGGCGGCTGCGGCTGCTGCTACCGCGGCTACTGCGGCTGCTGCTACCGAGCCCCCTGCCCCGTCTGAGGCTGCTCCTGCTGCGGCTGCTCCCGAGGCTGCTCCCGAGGCTGCTCCTGCTGCGGCTGCTCCCGAGGTTGCTCCTGCTGCGGCTGCTCCCGAGACGGACGAGAACATCAGTGGAAGCAGTCGCAGGACCCGTCACCGCACGCCCAAGCGGAAGAAGCTTTCAAGGAAAAAGACAAACAAACGCAAATGAGCAACGCAGATGAGATCCGCGATACGCTCCGTGCCTGGATTGCAGCTGACGACGAGATCCGCGCCCTCCAGGCCCAAATCAAGACAATCCGTGAACGCAAAAACCAGCACGGTGCTGCGGTTCTTGAGTTCATGAAGGGAAACAACCTCGACAATTTTGTTCTCGACGGTGCAGGTGGTGGTGGCACGATTGCGAGGTCGGAGCGCACTGTGCGTCCTGCCCTGAAGCGGTCTACCCTTCGCCAGCAGTTGCTTCTACAGTTTGCTGACCAGCCTGAGCGCGTGGCCGAGGCGCTGCGGGCCATTGAGGGAATCCCCGAGGGAGGAGAGGACATGAGCGTGGGTGGCACAAAGCGCGATGTGCTCAGTCGTCGTTTGCCCCGTGCTCAGAATATCACGCTGGGCTGATAATGGAGTGGTGGGCATTTGTTCCTGGCGTGATTCTGATTACCTACATCCATCTGTTCAATGCCATTGCTGGCATGTACCTTGATTCGGGACGACAAATGCAATTGGTCGACCTGTATCGGCGCGTGGTGCCTCCGATGGAGATTACATTGAAAATATAAGTTCACTTGCGCTTCATCGCTGCGTCGGCGGCCCGCTTGGCCCACAGCTCGCGGATATTCATCGTCGCCGCAGGGCCCTTGACCGTGATTGTCTTGCGGACCACCTTCTTGGGTGGCATTTCTTGGAAGTGGGTGAGGCAGAGGGCATAGAAGTCGGTGACGGTCTCGACCTTGTTGGCTTTGAAGGCATGGACGAAGCACCATCGATGGTCGTAGTTGGTGGGAGGGTCGGCAGTTGAAGGGTTGAAGAGCTTGTGGCAGTCAATGCAGCGAAGGGTAGCCATGGTGTCCATTTGTTGGGGGGACAAGGACAATCTCTATTGTCTCTCTGGAATCCGTTTTCAACGCTCATTCACCAGCTTGAGGAAACTGAGAAACATGAAGACGAAGACCATCCACAAGGCAATGTGTATAACCATGTAGACCCACTCGCGCGTATAGGCCTTCCGTTCCTCAAGGTCGTCAAACGAGCTCATTTTGCTATAGATGGAACCTTCTCTTAAAGTCCGCGACGCTGGCCGACAGACTGGGCTTGTTCCAGAGAATCCACCTCGACAATGCACCCGGTGTGTCGGGCTTGCTCCAGTGCTCGCCCATTCCAGAGTGTCGTTTGATGTATCGTGCCCTACGAGTCACATTCTTGTGCTTCGTATAGTCACTGTAGCCCGCGGCCCCGAAGGGAACCACGCGTTCCTTACCATCCTTATCGAAGACCGCATCCCACTTCTTGCCCTTGGTGCGAGAACGACGCAGAGTCTTCAACCGCAAGTGTCCCATTGTAAAAAGTTGGGATTGTTTTGTTCACGCTTCAGAGTGCGTCGATCCAGGGCTCCCACTCGTCCTCGGGTACACCCCACTTGCGCAGGTTCAGGCATCCCTCTGCCACCTTCTCCAGAAGGGCGCACTCCTTACTCGCCAAGGCTGCGAACAACTCCTGAGTCTTCTCGCCGACTGACTTCTCAGGGGCGAAGGCCTCGTCGAAGCCCGCCAGCACATTGATCAGCCGCGTGATATGGCCGTCGCAGCACATACCCAGCGAGTCCTTCATCTCTTCAAAGAGCCGCTTGAACAGCTCAATCTTCACCCCACCATTCGGGTTGGCAGCGATGGTGAGGATCAGTCCGTCAAAGACCCTCTTGTACAGCCAGTCGGCCTGTGCGCGGCAGGTGCTTACCTTGTACCAGTGGTCGAAGTCCGCGTAGATGCGCGTCGCGACCTGCTGGGTCACCATCTTGGCAACCATGCAGTCCTTCAGCAGTCGTGCCACGAAAGCCTTCGTTCTGTCTGCCTGTCCTGAAGGCACAGGGACGGCCAGAAGCTTCTTCACGCCCTCGTGCGTCTGGTTCGACACCACGCCCGTGTGCACATTCTGCGTGTCTGCGGCAAAGGCCGCGAGAGTGCCTGCAGGCGGGCGCACTGTGCCTGCGCGCACGCGGTTCAAGTGCCAGTCAATGACACCGTTCTCATCCATCGGGTCATGCGGATTGTCCTGGTTCCACAGGTCGCGGATGAAATACTGCCCAGCCAGTCGGAGGCGCAGATGGCGAATTTGTGTGCGCCACCAACGCCCGCCGCCCAGGTCATCGGGCGGCATAAGATCTGTCCATCCTTGCACAATCTGCGGCCAGGAGGCTGGGTCGCGCTCCATGCGCTCGATGCCCGCATCCCACTCGCGCTCGATGTAGCGGCGCTTGCGGCGGATCACGTCGCCTGATAGGTGACGCTTGCACAGGCCACGGTCCGCGATGATGCAGGTGCATCTGGCCACGGAACACCGCTGCTCGCGCGGAAGGTCGAGGCGCGGGCGAATTGAGTCGCAGCGCGTGCAGTACTGGCGTCCAGGCGGCGCCATGGTGCGACACTGGAAGCGGTCCCCCCAGTGTGCGTGCTCTTGATTCATGATGCAGCGTGTCCGTGGAAGGGGCGGAGGAACGGGCGGAAGGCCCGCAGCGGCGAGGGCGCGAATGGCTGGAATGTGGAGATGGACATTCGCGTCGGTGACCTCGGGATGCGCGGTACGGTAGAGGTCGGCAGCGCGGCAGTGGCGGCGGTCATGGTTGGGTTGGGCGCAGAGGCCGCAGGTGCGGCGGCGGGGGACGGGGTCCATTTGTCTTGTGGTTGGAGATGATGTGGACGATTGTCTACACCGCTTCCCTTTTCGGCCGATGAAAAAGAATCCATTTTTGTTGAGACCTTTCCGCGGTCACTTGCCCTTGCGTTCCTTGAGTGCCTCGGCCACCCGAATGTGCTTGGTTGTACCCAAGCGATGTTCCTGCTTTCCCTTTTGCTTTTGGTTCTTCTTGAGTTCCTGGCGTGTCTTGGGTGGGTCCATGGTGTCCTTGTTCTACTCTTCGACGGGTTCCTTTTCAACGAAGTACCCTCTTGCAATGAAGTCCAGTGCCTCCCAAGACCCCGCACGGAGTCCTGCTAACTGTCCGACCACACGAAGTAGGACTGCGTCGCGCTCGTGGTAAGGAACAATCTGGACCACAAGCTTGAACAAACTGTCCACCGTGATGGACTCGATCGCTGACCTGGGGCGCGCGAGGTCAAAGGGCATGGACGCATCAAGCACTTGCCATGCGTCTGACCACGGAATGAGAGTGTCTCGGACCTTGGTTGCCAGAAGTTCAAGTTCGATGTCTAGATGTCTGAAGACGATGGGAGAACGGCGGCCTGTCGGGGTGGCGTTGCGGAGTGCGAGGAGAATGTCGGAGAAGAGCATTTTGTCTGACGGGGACATTCTATCCGTTGGCGAGGCGGGTATCCGTTTTCAAAAACGGATTCGTGGGGTACCGAGTATGGAGTACCTTGTCCCCGAACACCATGGCTACCTACTCCATCTCCCCCGCGACACGCACCTCCTTCCTGCCCCTGGTCAGCATGAACCGCCAAGACTACATCATCCGCACCGCCGCAACCTGCGTCCGCGGCCACGCCCGCCGCGCAACCGAGTACGCGCTCCTCGAAGACATCCACATGGCAGTCCAGGAGAAGGACCTCGTGGATGCCCTGGTAGAGAATATCAGGGACGACCCGACCAAGGACTCCGTGTGCGCGACCGTCTTCCGCGCGCGAAAGGAAGACACTCTCCAGGTGGCAGGGCATGACCACACCTTCACCTTTGCGGTCCTTCTGGTGCCATGGGGGAAGGTTGTGCAGTCCCTTAACGAGTGTCTCCGCCCGAACTTCCGAGTCTACCCGAAGGAGGAGGACGCGGAGATTGTCCTCTACTTGGAGTTCAAGCGCAAGCCCGTGATGAACCCCGAGGACGAGGAAGAGGTCATCGAGCTTCCCATGCGCCCCCGCACGTCGTCCGTTGAGTCGGAGTAGATTCAAGGTCTACACACAAATCCATTTTCCATGCCCGCCAAAAACGGATTCCGTTGTGACATGTGTCACAGTCAGTGCGGATACAATGGCAACCTTCACTACCTCTCCTCGCGACTGCTCCCCCACCTGCTGCGTCTGCCCTGCACCCAACGGATTCGGATCCGATGGCAACCGCGTGTGCCTGACATTCGGACCCGCACGGGACGAGCCCGAAACCCCGCCAGCACCCTGCTATGAGGTGTGCGACTTCTGCCACAATATGGTCCTCGAGACCGAGATGGGTGACCACAAGTGTGTGGAAGCCCAAGCCGCCCTTGCCGCGGTTGCCCGCGAACTCATTCGGGAAGCGGCAAGCGATGACGAATCGGACTCCGACGACGAGCGCGTGGATCCGCGCCCTGCGGTAGGCGGTACCCCGTGAGTCCGACATTGCACCCCGAGAAACCACCCAATCCTTTTCAAATGGCTCGGGGTCCAATGTGGGCTCGGGGTGGAGAATCGTTAAAAACGGAAACTGGGACCTCAGGAGATCTGTGTATTGGGCGCCAACACACACTTCCTTCCAACACGCATTCATCAACGCATCAAGATGTCTTCCTTCACTGCCATCATCCAGTCCCAGCTCTCCACCGCCATCAAGAAGGTTCTCGCGGACATGGACGCCCTCGGAGACGAGGGTGATGAGTTCATCGCCGCGGTGTTCCACGAGTTGTTCCCGGGTGTCGATGCACCCGTGGAAACCAAGGCAGACTCTGACTCCGAGTCTACCGAGTCCAAGAAGGGCCGCAAGAAGGGCCCGATGTCGGACGAGGCCAAGGCGGCCATGGTTGCCAAGCGCAAGGCCACCATGGAGGCCAAGGCCGCCGCACCCGCGGATGCCCCCAAGCCTGAGCCCAAGGCCAAGCTTTCCAAGGAAGAGGCCAGCAAGGCCCGTTCCGAGGCCGCCAAGGCCCGCTATGCGGCCATGACGGAGGAAGAGAAGGCCGCCAACAAGGCACGCCTAGCCGCGGGCAAGGCCGCGAAGAAGGCCGTGGCCGCCACTACGGCCGAGTAGATAGGCCAATGTCTCCCTGGTTCAGGGTCACAGACCACAAAAACAATTTTCCATTGGGGGTACGGGGTGCGAATCGTTGAAAACGGATTCCGTGGGTCCAAGACTTCTGTGTAGTGGGCCAGAACACGAACACATTCTGACTCACACGCCTTCAAGCTTCCAAGCATCCAAGCCTCCACACCTTCAACTTCTCCAACCCAGCATCTACAAGATGCTTGCATTCGTCCCTCACGCGGTCACGCGCCGCCGCGCGGGATTCGTGCGCAACCCTGCCGCGGGGTGGTCGCTCAACATCCCGCAGTGGATTCCCGCGCCCAAGAAGTCCACGCCCGTGGACATGGCCGCTGTTGACCGCGTGGTTGACGCGCTGTCCCGCTTTGTGGCCACCTGGGTCTCGCAGAGCCGCGAGATGCGCCGTGTTGCCTGCATCCGCGAGGCAGGCGCGGCATGGACGCGCGCCGCCATGACCCCCAACTGGGGCATCATGATGGAGCGGGAGGAGATTCGCCAGCGCGAATTCACCCGCCGCGAGCGCATGCGCTTCATCGCCATGTCCGACATGGACTGGCGTGCGTACTGCCGCGCCGAGATCGCAGCCGCCCCCGACCTGGGGCCGTTGATGGCCGCGTGGGTCCCCATCAATGCGATCCGCGACGCCAACGACGCGGCCAGGCGCGAGCAGGAGCGCGTGTGGCAGGAGATTGCCCGCGCGGGTCTCCACAACACGCAGCGGTCCGCGCCCGTGCGTGTCTCGCGCGTGGTGGTCAGCCGTGGCCGCTTCGCCGCCCTCGATGGCAGTGACTCCGAGTAAACAAAAACAACCCACAAAACGCTGAACCCAAAAGCACAAATGAGGCAAAGGATAAACCAAAGGGCAACGATGGCGAGTAAGGCTAATCTCCCCCTAA